TTAACAAGTCCGTTCATCACCGTGAATCACTTTCATGACCGGAAACCGCAGGCTATATTCGCCGTCTTGGTTTTGGCTCTCTTCAAAATACTGCACGGTGATCACTTTGTTCATGATATCTTCAGGATGATTCATAAAATGTTGCCGCTGCTCAATCGTGAACCCACTGCCCACTCGGACCGTGTTACCCTTGTGCTTGACAAAGACAGCTGACAGCATTTGCTCTTCTACTTCCTTGCCGTCCTTCACGTATCGAAACGGACCAAATGCCGTACCTTCAACTCGATACTCGGCGTCGTGCATTGTCTTAACCTTCAGAATGTCCTTCGACCGCTTACCTTTATATGTGGTATCAAGTCGCAGCATTAAACCTTCCCAGCCAGCATCCTGGGCTTCCTGGCGCCACTTCTGGAAGTCCTCGTGATCCGTGAGGCGCTGCTGGCCCAGTATTGCCAAGTGCTTGTGATCAGCTCCTCGGAGGGTGTCAGCTAATCTACCCAACCTCGTGAGGAACCCGTCCTCGGACACGCCTGCTTGGAAATCAGGCAGGTCGATCATGTCGAAGATCTGAAACAGGCCGTTCTCGACCGTGTGATCCTTGCGTCGGATCTGCTTCATCATGCTCTGGAAGTCCTCGTTGCCGTGCTCATCGACTAAACACATCTCGCCGTCATAGACAACGTTGGTCACACCGAGTGCTTCGATCTCCTCTTCCACCTTCCGCAAAGTCTGGAACTGCTTGCCGGAACGTGCCCATGAAGTGGCGTGACCGTTCTCATCTACCATAACGAGACATCTAACTCCGTCAAGTTTTCGGGACACCACCCAGACTTGATTTTCGAAATCAACTTTCTTAGCAGTCTTCTCATCATACGAGTTTGCCAATGCTACGTCGAACGTGGGAATGAGATTGTCACACGCTCTGTTAATAAGCTTCTCAGATGCTCGGATCTTCAGGTTGCGATCGAGGATGAGATTTAAAATGTCTTTCCACTCCGGGTTTTCCTGCAAGAATGCGTTGGTCTGTGAGAGTGCTTTGTGACCTGTGATCTCTCGTGCATTCAATGCGTCAAGCAGGTCAAACACATCTTGGTAGTCACACGTGTCGTCGCAAAGATCAGATCTCTTCTGCAGGTTCTTCACACCGATGTGATACTGCAAGTAAGGATTGTAAGTGTAGTAAAGCGCTTTTCGTGTGAGCTCGTCTGAGGATTCTAGTAGTGCAACTTTATCTAGTACTGAAGAGGTTGCTGCCATGTCTTCGATAAAACGTGAGAGTGTATTCATCAGTGCGAGTGCTTCTTCCAAATGTTTTCGCGGTACTTGCAAACAAACTGCCTGGGATCGAGGAAGTCACTCGTGTTTCTTCCCTTGTTCCAGTAGATCTCCAGGTGAAGGTGCGGACCCATCGATCTTCCCGTGCTACCAACACGTCCGATGACTTGACCTGCTACGACCCGCGTACCCTCTTTCACAAGAATCTCTGACATGTGAGAGTACTTGAACTTCAGGTTGTTAGGTGCACGGACATTAACTTGCAGTCCGCCTCCTCGCTTAGACATCCGAGCGAAGTAAACGTAACCGTCAGCAACTGCTCTGATCTTGACACCTTCATCTGCTCCGATGTCGATGCCGTGATGAAACTTCTTGCCCGGGCCCCACGGATTGTCCCGGACTCCGATGTGAGAAGTAATCCTTCCGAATCGGTAGTCGATCGGGGTCTTGCAGTCAAAGTCTTTCTCGGACTTGATGGTGACTGCTTGCATTGAAACAGTGCCCGTAGGCGACGACAGAATTAGAAAAGTAGCGAGAACCATTTGTTCCTCCTCGCCACTATTATACTATAGCAATGTATAATTTACACAGATTTTAAGAGAAAATCTTTTTTAAGAGATCATCACCTTGTCTACGTTATTCGCTCTTGCCAGATCGGCCTTGGAGATGCCTGCTTTTTCGTAATCATCTCTTGAAATATCCAAAACTTTTTCACCGTAAACATTGGTAAACTTAAGTCCACGAGCGAAAACGTCTGGCATACCTGGAAGAGTTACATCTGAATCTTCTGGCTCATCACCAGGTGCTGGCTCACCAATAAGTGCTTTTGCTGCGGCCGCACCTCGAGCTGCAGCAATCTCTTCAAAAGAAGGATCTTCTGGGAGATCTTTCAAGAAATCAAAGAAGTCATCTTCGTCTGCTGCAGCAACTGTCATATCAGATGCTGGAGCTTCAGGAGCTTTGGGTGCAGCAGGAGCTCTTTTGTTTCTCGTGCGACCCATGCGAAGAACTTTTCCGTCAAGGTCGCTGTGTTCCAACCATGATTCAAGCCACTGTTTTGTAGCATTTACTGTACCCAAGTTTGAAGGCCCCGGAGAAGGATCCGTAATTGTACCGAATCGTGGATTATCCATCCCGGCATCGATTTGACCTTTCACAGCTTTCACGAAAGCTGCGTTTGTTTTAGGGCCCCAAACACCGTCAGGTTTCAGCCCCATCTGCTTCTGGAATCTTTCAACCGCCTTTTTTGTCTTTGGGCCAAACTTGCCGTCAATGTCTCTAAAGCTATCAGCATCAAGGTACCCCAGGAGACCGAGTCCCCACTGCATTTGCTTAACAGGAGACCAGAGCGCTGCAGGGTCGAATACAGCACCCATGCTGTCGCCCTTCTTGATGAAGTCAAGCATTCCTTCGCTCAGCATCCCCTTCGCGAGTTCTGCGATCATCCCGCGGAGATCAGACTCGTTCATCGTAGAAGTCTGTGTTTCCTCAGCTTCAACAGTTTGTTGTGGTTCAGCAGACTCATTGAGAAGTCCTGCCATCTTATTCCAGCGGTCAAATGTAGACATAGTTGCACTCCTTATGCTGACTATAAGTATTTCTTAACACATTAATTGTCAAGGGTAAATACTGAGATCTCTTGGGTCCAGGCACGTCGGTTGTGAGATGCAACCTCGTTCAAATCCCACTGTCCGTAGTTGAATCCCGGAATCAGGGCAGTGACCATCCTGAACATGAAGACGCCAGAACTAGGCGTCTCAACTGCTCCGCCAAAACCTCCCGGAGGAAAGTGAGGCAGTCTAAACTTGGTCAAGTGCCCCGGCACGTAAACTCTCCACTGATTTCCGGTGGAGACCTCAGCCATCGTGATCATGTAGATAGACGGTGGCACCGTGATCGGGCTGGTACGCCACCTAAACATTCTGTTTGACAAGTACTCACCGGGTCGTGGACTCACCATATCAGGAAACTGCACCATCTCACCCATCTCTGCTCCTGATCGAAGCTCACCCTGCGCTGACCTGATGATCGCGCTGTAGGGTTCATTGTAAGCGTAGTTACCGTGACAAGACAATCCTCTTTCTCCCTCGACGCAAGTTTGCCCAGGCTGGCAATCTGGGTGCATGCGGCAAGGCACCAAGTTGTCGTAGTTCGGATCCCACTCTCTCGTGAATGTTCCTGCGTAGAAGGTGATCTGCTGGCCTGAGATGGAAGGCAGACTCTCAACCAGCAAGTGAGGTCTATCATTTGTCTGCGTGCTTAGATGATACACACCTTCTCCTCCGAAATCTAGGAAAGACGAGACTTTGGTATGAGTGGGTCCTTCTCGGCCATCCGGTCGAAACGGAGCGTTTGGCAGTGTGATTAGCGTAGATCTCTGCAAGTCATACTCTAGGTTGATGACAACATCTGACACTGTCTCACCGAACACTGCGTTAATACCTCGAGTGATGCCCATCTGTCTAACATCTCTAATTTCTTGCGTCCGGATATTGATAACGCCTGTGAAAGCGACCAGAGCGTACCTGCCTGGAACCGTGATGAAGTCAAATGTTGCATTGTCCTGGAAGATGGTGTCATTGCCAAATACTGTGATGCAGTTACCAGTCGAGAACCACGTGCAAGGACGGCCTCCTTCCGGAACAGGTTGCTCCCACGCTGTTGCCTTCGGTGTCTTTCTGCTAAAGATGTTGCGCTGCGTAAGATCGATGAAACCGAACGCTCTCTCATTCGGGCCCAGCGTGTACGGATCAAAGAGTGCCTTTGAGAATCCTGTTACCGTGCCCATGATTCGTGGAAAGATTACCGGTGGTCGTGGTGGTGGGCTTCCTGAAGATGGGGGTGACGGAAAGTTACACAGCAAGTAAACTGTGAGATCTTCTGCTGGCACCTCAATGTAAGTCTCAGTATCACAGTAGTTCGCTGCGATCGTTACCGTTTGAGCACCATAGACATCTGCTCCTGACAGCGTTGCTAAGCCATTGACATCAGTAAGCATAACACGTTCTGGGTTCGGTTCTAGCCCAAGCCAAACAACTGCCTCAGGAATCGGCACTCTCTCTCCCTGAATTATGGTCAAGACTTTAACGTTGAAAGCTCCGTCTACAACACCTCCATGCACTCCGCCTGTGATAAACGTAGGATCGTAGTACTCAAACCCACCTGAGATGGTTGACTGATTTCCGTTAGCGTCGATGCTGATATCTGCGAATCCGCGCATACCTTGCGGAGTGTACACATTTAGCGTGTTGTCATCAGGCGCATCGACAACTGTTGCCATCATCCCTGCAAAAAGAACCGTGGCATTCTCATCTCCAACGCCTTCTTTGAATATTGTTACGTAAGTTCCTCCTGAGATAGATCCTCGACTAGGGTGGACTTGAGGTGCGTGTTCATCGATATACTCAAAGTCTGTGGTAGCGGCTGTGCCTAGACTGTTATGTACTACTATCTCTGCCTGGCCTGCTTGTCCTGGCGGCAGCCTGAATGTGATGATTCGATTGTTTGTGACGAAGATATCTGTTGCATCTGTTCCGTTAACGATCACGACAGAGTCAGGCGCGAATCCTTGTCCTCTCAGTCTAACTCTTACACCTCCCTGCACCGGACCTGTTGGAGGAGTGACTGAATCTAAGGTTACCGCCGGACCTGCATCATAAGGCGCAGGTGTGTAAGTCGGGCCAGCATCGTGAGGTGTAGAAGGTGTAGGATTTAGACGAACTATCGTGCCTGCGTCATACTCAGTGGGTACGGGTTGCTCTGGACAAGATGTGATAAAAGCAAGAGCGATTAAGCCTAAGCTAATCGTCGTAAAAATTGACATCCTCGAAATCAAGGGATTCTTTTTCATTTAGAATTTTCCTAACAAGCGGTCTGACTATTGGAGGTAATAGTTTGCGCAGTTTTGATTCTACTTCTAAACGAATCATGTGTTCAATCTCAGGTGTGATAAATTTCTTCATTTTTTACCCGCAATAAACAATCGAAACAAGCATGAAAGTTAAGGCTGCCGAAATGAAGTAAAGTGTTATGTCTTCATGATTAATCATTTTCTTGCCTCTGGATTTTTTTCTGCTTAAAGTAGGCAAGATACAAGATGATCATGTTGCCGATAAAATAAGATGTGACAACTGCTGTTAGCACGAGATCATGAACGACGATGAGCGTGTACAGGACTGATGCAAAAGCACTCATTGTGAAAACGCAATAAGCAGGAACAGAGATCGCATCTGCTGTCACAGATTTAGCGACGGCTCTGACTTGATGGATAAAAAGCAAGATCGCTAGAGCTTGAGCACAGATGTAGAAGCAAGTGAGAATTGTGTTGATCAATTCACTAACTCCGCTCTTACTTTATACTCAGCATCGGGATTTTTACTTGCGAGGCGTGACACTGCTTTCTCAACTTCAGTCTTAACCAAGTAAGGAACCTCAACCTTGACTCCATCACCTGACACAGCGTGACCGTACACAAGCAAGTCGCCGTTCTTGGCAATGTATCTATCTGGCTGTACGTTAACTCGATCGCTGAAAAAGCCTGTTTTAAACAGCTCATTATAAAGCTCTTGACCGTCCCAGTTGGACATGATCAGAACCTTAACAGGTATCTCAGGATACCTTGCCACAGATCCCACGCGGACTTGTGGGATATTTGTATTGGCGTTCTTATAATCTACACCAAGTTTGAACATCCTTCCAAATCCGCCGAGTGTATTCGCAAATCGACGAGTCCCGTAGATAGACAGCGTTTCTCTTATCAGTTCGCGGAGCTTGTTCTCTTGCTCGATGTTCATGATGTTGCTCGATACGCCCTGTTGTATCTTTCCATGTTCTTTGTGACGTGATTAATGTAATCTGAACTTGCAGCGCCGTAGTATCTCTTAACCCACTTCGCGGTGTTGCCAGATTTCATTTCTTCGACTGCGTCAGGATTTCTAGCGACCCAGCGCTTAAACGCTGTTTTAGAGTGTTCTTCTGGATTTGAATTCCAAACAGCCAAGAATTTCTTTGGGTCGCCGTCGTAATCCAAGAGTGAGAAAGCTCCAAGCACCTGGTACAAACCCCACGCGCCTCCTGCGATCGCCGCGACTGGATCAACTTTGTAAGCTCTGTTAAACTGCTTCTTCGCATCACTGCCATAGTAAGACCTGCCAGAAGGAAGCTTGCGGCGAGCAGAAGATGAAAGCGTGTGCCCAGATATCGCACTGTACTTAGGATTTCGAGAGATGTGCGCATTGTAAGCGAAAGAGTTTGGATTACCGAAGGACTCTCTCATCTCAATCGCGTAAATAACTTCAGCCGGAATACCTGTCTCTTTTGAGAGATCTTGGGCACGCTTGGCAGCATCTTGATTTACAGTCCCTCTTGCGACACCTGATTTCTTTTTAGGGCTCTTCAGAGGCTTAGCAGCGACAGATGATTTAATTTCACCCTGCTCATTCGCCTTTAAAAATGCTTCCCAAGTTTCTTGGGTCGTGGTGCCTGTCTGATGTACGTTCTTCTTTTTCTGGAATTCTTTCAGCGCAGCTTCAGTTGACGCATCAAAGATGCCATCAACTCTTCCTGGGTTAAATCCCATGTCCTTTAAACCTTGCTGAAGAGCGCCAATTACTGGCATGTGAACTGCAACGCCTTTTTCTATATCTGCCTGAGATACTTTACCGAAATTGGCAAGCTTAAGACTTTCGATGGCTCTAATAGCACCTGCAGTGAGTGCTTCATTAACTGCCTGACGTGTAAGCTCTTTGATTTCGCTTAAAGATTTTTGACCGTCTGCGACTTCAAGCATCACAGACTCGATGATCAAATTCTCAAATAAGCGACGGACTTCATACACATCGTCTTTCTCCCTGTTTAGAGAGAAGCCTTTAAGCAGAGAGCCTGCACGAGCATTTGCATCATCTTCCAAGTAACCGCCAACATCCTGCATCGGATGCTCATCAAACTCACCCTTGACGTGCTGCTTGGCATGAACGAGCTCATGAGCGATGGATCTGAGCACATCGGGAAGGGCTCTATTTTTACCGTAGACTTTTATGATCTCATTATTCGGATCATAATACGCTGTTGTTCTTATGTCGTGCGCATCTCTATCATCTACGATGTGCACATCATAGCCGTTGTCAATACCCAGTTTTTCACAACAGTGGTTGACGAATATTTCGACCAGATCTTTCTTTTCTTCGATTTTAGGTAGATCACCGTCGAGATGCAATCTCATTATAAAGCTCCTAGGCCTACAATATATTTATGCGCCCAGGAAGAGATATTACTCTTCTACGTGAATTAAGATAGTGCCGTTCTTGAAGGTGCCTCGCTCATTTCTCTTGGCACACTTGACGTCAATCACTTTCTCGATCCTTAGGTCAAGCACATTCCGCAGGGAGTCAACAACCTCCATCAAGTCAGCCATTTCTTCTGCGCAAGGATTCTCAAAAAGCTCGTCTAGCTCTTCCTGAATTTTTCTGCGATAATAAGTCTCAATTTCGTCAGACTTGATAGTCCTAGTCTTGCAAGAGCTACCAGACTCTCTGATGATCGTTGGAATCTTATCACGAACTAGCTTGTCGTACTTCTTCATAAGGGGTTACTAACTCCGGTTCAACATAGTAAATCTCGCCATCTGAGAGAAGCTTATAGCACATGTGCTCATAGTCATCCTCTCGCCACCTAGGCATCTCCAGCACCACACCTATAAACCCGTAATCCTTCGGCAGTTCCTCGTCTTGGATCCACGCCAGATCACCAGGCTTTAGCATCACGCCTCTAATATATCAAGCATCTGCTCGATCGTATTTGTAGAATCAACATTTTTCAAACGAATCTTGTAGATGCTCAGAGCTGCCTTGAAAGCCTTAGTGTCAAGCCTTGTCTTAAACTCATCGATTAGTTCCTTGCGGTCTTCTCGGAGGGTGTCCATCTCGGACTCAATTGTGGTCAAGCGAGTCATAAACTCTTTTACTGCATCTTCAAACTGATTTTCCATTTCTATTCCTTTCATGAAACTAGTTCGATTTTATCAGGTGTTGTTATTATTTTTTCTCCGCCAACAAGTACTTCAACCCAGAGCAGAGAATTAAATTCAATAGCTGTAGAAACTTCAAGAAGAACCCCTGACTTCCAGGTATGCTCAAGCTCACCCGTGACAAGATTTCTATCAGAGATCAACACTTCTACTAGGTCACCCGAAACTGGAGGCTTCTTGGTTTTCATTTATCCTTCTTTAACTGTCTAAGATATTCTTTCTCTTTCGCCTTATCTAAGCGATCGATGTCGATGTGCGTGTTGTACCTATCCATGCCTTCAAAGTCGCTCTTGGCAAACAGGTCACCGATCTCTGCAGCTAGAAAGCTATCCTCGCTCTTGGAGTCGATGTAGAGCATGGCTCGATGTGCTGCGTGCATCCAAAAGTATTCTTCCAGGTTTTCCTTCTTGGCCATCTCCTGAAACTTTTTTACTTCTTCCGTGATTGTCTTCGCGATCTTATCACATGATTTGCGTAATTGACGTTTAAGTTGGTTAGTCTTGACCTTGTCTTCCTTGCCTGACTCTTTAATTACTCTGAAGCCCATTTACACCTCACATTTTCTTCATTTCCCTGGGAGGATTATAAGGAGTTCCTCCTTCAGTGTCAACTTCTTTGAAATCTCCACCTTTTCGTTTTGGAAGTCCGCCCTTGACTCGTGCTGAGGTTGCTTCTTCAGCTTCTCTACGCCTACTGTTATTAACATCGCAGCATGGGCAAGTCTTGGTCCTGTCAGGCTCTTTTGTAGTTAACATCCCGCACCCGTTTAAGCATCGATACTTTGTGACGGTCATCTCTTGATCACCAAACATAATAACGTCTTTAAATTTCTTCCACTTGCTCTTGTTTTTCATTTGACTCCTAAGCGTTATACAGCATTCTATATAATATGCGCCTAGTAATTTGTTTATCTATTAGTATCGGTCATAATTCTATAAGCCCAATCAGCAAGAAGACCGATCATTGCTATGTTGGCAAGACTATCTATTTGAGGGCCGGGAACAACAAAAGAACATAAAATAATTCCGATGCCAAGCAGTCGGAGATTGTTAGTAGTTTGAGGAGACATGCATATCCTATCATTTTGTGACAGGTTATTTATACACTAAAATCAAGATTTGTATTACAAGAAGCCGATCTCACTGATTTCATCTTCATACACCCAGTAAACTTCTCCACTTAGTAAGATCTTATAGTCAAAGAATCGATTACCTGATGCGGGTACGACGTGAGATTGGACGTCGACGTGAGCTCTGCGAGCAATCACAAGTGCAAAAACTGGAACGCCCGCTGGAAAATTTTTAGATGTGAGAGACTTGTAGAGTTTCTTGTCGATGACAACTAAGTCACCGATATTAAACTTTGGATCACTTTCGAGATATCCATTCATCGTACTTCTCAGTAACGAGACGTCTAATTCTGAGAGATGATCGCTTATATCTTTCTATGACTGCCCTGTTTTTGGATTTACGCCAACCCGGACCACCGTTATAACATGCGAAGATATCATCTCCCTTGCACGTCTTGTAGCGTGTTAGCTCTTTTATAACTTTAACAGCGTTTTCAGCGCTAACTCTAGGATCCATATTATGCTTTACGAAATCTTTCTTTGTTGCGTACCCTAAAAACTTATACCACCATCTAGCATTAATTTGAAACAATCCGTAATCACCTGTATTTGAAGTCAGGTTTGCGTAAAAAGAAGATTCCTTAAAGGCGACAGTTAACATCAAGCGCTTATCAAATTTTTGCTGCTCAGCCACTTCTAAAATAATGCTTACGTTTGTTAATTGCTCAGAATTCAAGTGACCCAAAACTGAAGAAGCGTGAAAGTGAAGTATCTCTACATCTTCTTCGCTTGGATGTGAGTAGGTTATAAGCTCCTCAGTAAAAACAGCTTCACTGTCCGCATCTTCTATTTGATGCGCAGCGTTACATGAACTCAAAAGCGCGAGTAAAAAAACGTACTTTCTCAACAGCAGTCGTCCTCATCTAAATCTATTTTAACGTGCTTTTTCCTAATTGCGAAACAATAAATTGCCCATATTATGGGAACAGCAATCGGATGCAAACACAAGATCCAGGCTACGGGAATACCTAGATAGAATGCTTCATTTACATGTGTACCTAGCAGATAAAAAATTACAGGAAACACAACGTCCTCAATAATTTCCCATGCTATGAATATGACAAGAAAAGGAATTCCGTATCGAGACCAAAGGGTCTTGAGGTGATCCCATCTCCAAGCATCAATTTTATGTTTTAACCTGCCAAAGATACTCATCGCATATACGCCGAAAAGCAGTAACCCAAAAGGCAGAATTTAGCAACATCTCTATCTTCTCCGATTACGGATCCAACTATTTCTTGTATTGCATCAAGCGGAGAAGCAATCGACATTGCTTCAAGTTTCTCAACACCTGCGTAAACAACTCCGACAATCTCCATAGAAGCGTTTAGTATTGGAGATCCTGATGATCCTGGACGTGTAGGTATCGTAAAAACAGACTCATGCTGACTTGGGCGGCCGACGTAAAAACCTTCGTATAAAAGAATCGTATCTCTGCCAAAGTATCCGTAAGGAGCTGCCATATTATAAACTCTTTCGCCCCGCTTAGATGGATCAGATGCGATGTCCAAGTAGCTGATGTGTTTAACGTGTGACGTTCTTACTTTTAAAACGCAAAGATCATTTGGCTTATCTATCTTTACAATTGTTGCTGGCATTCTCTCAAGCTTTTCATTTACAACTTCAAGATTAGATCCCATATATTTGATGTAAGATCCGTCAGAAAACTTAGGAAATGTTGGTTCAGCGCAAGAGTGTCCTGCTGTAAGATAAAAGCTATAGTCAGGATCTTTTTTGCTTTTTGCAAAGAATGCGCCGGAGGACGAAGAAGTCGTTATCTTTCCTGAGCAGCCTTTCTTTTTACTACTGCAAATAGACAGCATCATGTGGTGACGCAGCATCCCAAATGCTTCCGTAGGCATATCAATTCTATACGGGCTTACATTGCAGCTTGCAGTACCCAGCAGCAGAGGAAGAAGAAAAATAAACCACATTTTTTTATTGCTTTTTTGCATATTACTAAATATGTACGATCGCTCGTATCGACCAAAAATATTAGACGAGCTTTGTGCGGAGTAATTTCAATGAAACTCTTTAAGAATTCTGTAGTGGCAGTGGTCGCTATCTCTATCTCTCTAATGATTTTGAACAAAGAAGAAAACATCTCAGAGACACAAGTATGGACCAAAAATGGAGCTACTTGGCAGTACACAGGCGAGAAGTCCAAAGAAAAAAAGCAGATCCACATTATAGAAAATGCTTCTATTAATGAGAATGACCAAATATTTAATAATGTGATGAAGATGCCTTTTGTCACCATAGAAGGGCAAAGAAATCTAGATGGCAACAGCTGGAGAAAAAACTAGATTTTCAATATTATTCTTGCTGCTTATTGCAGCGGGCGCAACGTACTATCTTATAACAGCATCACAAACCCCTGTTTTCGTCGGGGGGCAGACATACTACATGCCAGGACAAAATAAGAACTGCGCATGGAACGTATATTTCGAAAACGATGTCTATCTAAAACGTGGATCTTTTTCTAATATTCACATTGGTTTACCTGACCGAGAAAATAGGGGCTCCATAAAGGGCATAGTAGAATCAACTGAGAATGATCTCTTGCTTGCTTTTTCTTTTCCTGGCAGCACAGGAAAAGCTGCACCTGTTGTTCTTACTGCTAGTCATGACGACATTGATAGACAATTTGAATCTATTAGATTTAAGCTTTTTAGCAGCAGCGTTCTAACTGTTTTGATTTTCAAAGATCAGAAAACTTGTATTGAGAGGTACTCAAAATGAGCAGGTACCTTCTTGGATTATCAGTGTTAATACTTGCTGGATGTCCTGATGACGACACGCTTGTTTCACTGGAATGCTCTCCGGGCGAAGTAAGAGTCTGCGATGAGAATGGTCAAATTATTGAGAATCTATCTAGCCTAGTAAGAAATGGTATTTGCTCATACGGGCAGCAACACTGCACTTTTAATGGCTGGGGTGAATGCATTGGAGCGCAAGGACCAGAAGAAGAAGTTTGTGATGGAATCGACAACGATTGCAATGGCATAGTTGATGACAACTACCCAGAGAAAAACCAGCTTTGTGGATTTGTTGAGGGTGTGAATTATAGCGAAGGAATTTGTCAGCCCGGAGTTTATGAGTGTAATGAAGGGGTGCTATCTTGCGAGGGACACGTTGGGCCTGCAGAAGAAGTGTGCGATGGTATTGATAACAACTGTAGCGGAGAAATTGATGAGCACATTGTTAATCAAACAGCAGTAGTTTGCTATGATGGACCTCCTGGCACAATGAGAGTTGGAATCTGCAGAGCTGGTATCTCATACTGCACAGACGCTGTTATGTCTCACTGTGAAGGCCAAGTTCTTCCAGAAGAAGAAAGATGTGACGGAATTGACAATAACTGCGACGGACAAATTGATGAAGGATTTGAAGAAAAGCCGGCGGAAATAGTTTTTGTTGTGGATGTGTCAGGGTCATTCAGCGATGAGATTAGATCAATGATCGGCGGAATCACACCTCTCTTATCAGATCCCATCACAAGTGGTTTTAAATTTGGGCTTGTAGTGATTGGAATGAGAGAGCCAGAACGTGATCCTGGCAGCAACTACAAACACTTGCTAAAAGTCACAGATCTTGTCCCAAGAGATGAATTCTTGCGTCACCTACAAACAATAGAAACTGTTCATATGCCGAACTCTGGTGGATTGGAGCCTTCTTACGACGCGGTGATCGGTATTTGCAATGGTGATATCTCATTTAACTTCTCAGAAAGCTCTCAAAAGATTATTGTTCTAATGACTGATGAAGCTGGGCAATCCTACGCCAACCCAACAAACACAGAGGTTGATGCAGCTGATGCGATTAGAGATAGTGGTTTTGGGATCTATATTTTCTCTTTGAGAGAACACTTTAATACTTTTGATCAGCTGGTAAATAATTTAAGTGATTTACACTCAGCTGCGTCTGATCCCAATACAGTTTTCACTCAACTGCAAACAATGTTTGATGAGATTTGTAGGTAGCTCACTTATCAGTTGGGCACCATTCAGGCTTCATCCAACCTTGCTCAGCGCATAGATTCTCATCAAGCTTATCGAAATCAAGCAGTGATATTGGCGTAGCAAAAACTATGGCTTCTAAAAGCTGGGGAACGTAACCCCTTCCTATGGGAAGGGCAACCAGAACTCCTACCATATTACCTTTTTGATCAAAGAATCCAGATCCTGATGCGCCCATCCAACCGTAGGTGTGGACTGTTATCTTTGTTCTTCCTTCAGAAATCTTTTCTATTCCTGCTACTTGACCTCTAAGAGTTAGAAGATCATGATGTCCCGGGTATCCTGAGTACACGATCGTCTCACCGATTTCTGGGAGGGATCTGTTAACCCTAAGAGGCATCGCTAAAATTGAATCGAGCTTCTTAAGCGCAAGAACAGCGAGATCTTCTGCGAGATCAAAGTAAACTATCCACGCCTTCTTTCTCTCTCCTTCGGGAGTCACAACCCACACAAAAGATCTTTCCGAATCGTCGATAACATGAGCTGCTGTAATGACCAGATATCTTCCCTTGTGGAGAACATACGTTCCGGAGCCTCTGCCGCTGCCCGGTGTAAACACCTTGACAGTTGCATATCTTGCTCTAAGCTCGTAAGGATTTAGCGTGTCAACAGGAGCTGCAGGAGCGGCAGCATCAGCAAAAGCAGATTCTTGAACCTGCTCAGCGTTGTCACAAGTAGCTGCTTCTTGATTATGTGAACTACAAGATGTTAGAAACAGGAAAACGAGAGAGAGAGATAAAATTTTCTGCATGAGTGCCCCTTTAAGTTTTGGAGGAGAGTGAGGGATTCGAACCCTCGGTGGGTTGCCCCACAGCCGCGTTCCAGGCGACCACCATCGGCCTCTCGGTCAACTCTCCATACGTCAAATAAGTATCATCAAGTTTCTATCTCTTCACCCGTTTTCCAGTTTCTTATATACGTGATAAATCTATTTGAGTTTTTGTAAATCTTATTTAAAGCTTTAGACTTATTATATGCGTCTTGACGATCGATATAAGTAAACATAGTATGTATTGCGCCTTCTTTCTGTCCATCGAATGCCAAGCAAACATGCCAGGGATGTGAGTCAGATTGGCAGAATCCGGACTTTCTTTCCCAGGGCCACGCTTCAGTAACACCTGTTTTCTTCGCTTTGCCAATAGGTCGCTTAAATCTCTTTTTATTCTGTGCCATTTAATCCTCTAATTGATATGATTATATTCACTATTTGTCTAAAGTATAACAGAATTTAACGTCGTCATCTTGGCATAGATTTTCCGTATAGTTTATGACCGCCAATTCTTTTGCTTTCGCCTCGAACATAATGTCAATATCTAGATCATGGGTGTCGACAAAGTTAAAGATGTAGTTAGAGTGAGCCTGCGGTTTAATCTTGTCATTGTTCATTTCAATAGATCTTGAGTCTGAATAGTGTGTAGTGGGCTTGATACCATCAGGCCACGTGGACACAGCAAGATGAAGTGCATCTCTTTCAGAAAGTCCACCGTCGACAAAACGATGGTGATGGTAATCAAATACGATCGGCACACCTGTTCGAGCATAAACCAGCTCGTGTAAGTGAGACACACCATACAGCGATTCTTTGTCATCATTTTCTACTGTCAGTCTTGACTTGACAGAATCAGGTAAGCCTTCAAAGTTTTTGCACCATCGATCAGTTGCTGACTGGTGATCTCCATATGAAGCACCAATATGAATGTTGATCTTGGCCCAGTGATTTCTGGGCATTCCCATCAAATCCATTATTTCACCGTGGATTCGTAAGTCTGTGTAAGAAGACTGGACAACCCGCTCGTGAGGAGACGTGAGAATATTGAATGGGCCCGGGTGAAAAGAAAGACGCTGTCCGTTATCCATAGCTTCTTTGCCTGCCGCCTCAAGATTAGACCTGATCTCGGCAAAGTCAGGCAAGTCTTCTAGGCGATACTCAGAAGCCCAAGGGAATAGCTTGGAAGACATCCGAAACAGCTTAAATCCGTTGCGATTGTTCCATTGAATAACTTTTACAAGATCCTCAGTGTTTTTTACAGCCAGCTCTGAGGCATAATCTATTCCTTTGGCAGCAAAAGTACGCTTGATCATAGACCGATTGGTAGTGATCTTATGATTCTTTTGCAAAGTCATGTTGATGCAAGCATAGCCGTAACGCATAATTCCTCCTGATTTGTATTGATTATACTTGGCTGCTCTCAGAGCTACACAAATCTTCATCAAGTGACTGTTGCGCTGCTACATTCAAAACCATCTCATAGAGGCGACCAGGAGAGATCTTTTCGTATGTCACCGGGAAAATGCCTGCTGTGATAAGAGCATGTGCGATCCATTGAGAGCAGTACCACTTCCGATCATGCTTGATCATGTACGGCACGAATTGTGATATTAACATCCCGATCCAGTCATATCGCTGTCCGGCTGTTTGCTCATAGAATCTGAATATATTTTTTAGCTGGTGATCATCAACTTTAAGCTCAACCTTTTTCCAGTACTCGTGTTCAGATCGGTCCTCTTGGACCATCCTCACAACACCTTCACCTTCTGGACAAATTCCGGCGGTGATTCCGCCAGGAAGTATGAGCTCAGAATGAACAAGAGGACTCTTAGTCCACCATGCAACGATCTTATGGCGCCAATTGCGCAAAGGAGGTGAATAAAAGCCCACCCAGATCGAGTTCATTTAACCCCTTAGGTTGTCTTTGTTTTTCTTGATGACTTCGTAGTTTTTCTAGAGCGAGCAGTCGTCTTAGACTTAGTCGTATCTGTTCTTGTGCTTGTCGACTTTTTAGCGCGACGCTTTCTAGTCTTTGTTGCACTTTCTACATCAGGCTCAACAGCGAGAGAATTGATGATTGCTTGTGCAGGCTCAGTTGCATCATTAACTTTCTGATTGATCAAACCCACAGTCTCAAGCACATCTTCTGTGCTCTCACTTGTATTGCCTGTTTCGGCTTTAGTTATTTGGTTAGTAGGCGCGTTTGATGGGTGTTCAAGTTCCAGAGCGCTCAAACTTGTTCTAGATGAAGATGGCATTTTTTTACCCCTTTCCGTATTTATTGAATATTACTTGTGATTGAAGAGTTGTTAAATATTCTGACATTGCCTCTTGGGCTTCTATCATGGAAGCTTCCCACTCCTTTGCAGACTTTAAGTCTCCTATAATTCGGAAATGGTCAGACATATCAGCACACTCATTTATCCATTCGACATAGATCTCCACGACCTCGTATGGGGGTGTGATGATCTCGTACATGTTTACTCGAAATTGACATAAGGTGCGAGAACAGTATCAACTTTTCTGATTAGCTGTTCAAGTTCATGAGCAACATCACTCTGTTTAAGAATTCCGATATCTGCGCCAGGTGAACGTTTCTGCCCAAGCGCACCGTAGAATTCAACCAAGTGTTGCCTTACTTCAACAATCTGTTGTAAATCGTCTTGCTTCATTTTATTCCTCTCTGAAGATTTCTCTTCTATTATAATTATGCATAATTGGCAATTAGCCAATCGTGATACCAATTTAAAGCGTGATCCTTTGGCTGTACATTTTTCCAGTCAGGTGTACAAAATATCTTCCACGCATCATTTCCATACTTGCCAATACCGTAAAGCTCTATAGGCTCTTTCCAGTCTTTTTCCAAGTATTCTTTAGACATTCTGATTAGTGTCTTTGCTCTTCTGGCGCTAAGCCCGATAGGCTTGAGCATCTCTTCCAAGCGCGAAGAGTTCGCATTCATCGCATCATTTGGTGTAGGATACAGATCAAAGAACTCTCGCATGATGGGCTCAGCTGTAAACCTCCTTGTCAAATTACAAAAAACACACGCAACGAGTATCTTCCACGGATCTTCATATAATTCTTCTTGAATCAAACCATAGGGAGATTTTGGAGGATGCCAGTCATTGATCTTTTCTAATTTTTTGGAACTCTTCAATTAAGTCCTTCTCCTTGGGTGTCAAGTATTGCGGTATTTTAATTTTGGCGATGGCGACATGATCTCCGTCTTTGATTCCGGCGCCTTTGATTTTTAACTTGTCTTCATGCTGTGTTCCTGCAGGAACATTTAAGTTTTTAGTTTCGCCTGATAGTGTTTTTATTTTTACGATATCACCTAACATAGCTTGGCTTACGCTTAGCCACAACTCAGCATGAACATCATTTCCAATTCTTTCAAAGTTTTCATTTTTGGCAACATGAACTACGAGGAGCAAATTTCCTGGATAACCATACTTGGTTTCATTACCCATTCCTTTTAATCTGACGACTGCTCCATCTGAGATTCCTGCGGGAATTTTTACGCTTACGTTCTTATGTTTTCTTGAGACGCCTTTACCGTTGCAGGATATGCACGGATCTATTACAGCTTTTCCTTGGCCGTCACACTTTTGACAAGAAGAGGTAAAAGTAAAGAATCCTTGCTGGTGCGTTGTGCTTCCTGCACCATTGCAAGCTCCGCATACCTTAACATCACCCGTCTCAGATCCTTTCCCATTGCAAGTACCGCACTTAGCTATCTTGTCATAGTTGATCGTAACTTCTCCGCCATTTGATGCCTGTTCTAGTGTAATGACGACCTGGGCTTTAATGTCTGTGCCTCTTTGAGGCCCAGAGCTTCTTTTAGAATTCCTGCCAAACAAGTCTTCAAAATTACCTCCGAACCCACCAAAAAAGTCATCAATGTTAGGCATTGGGCCTTGATTGAATCCTGTAGTAGGTGGGTCAGCTGTGCCGTACTTGTCGTAATTATTTCTCTTTTGAGGATCGCTAAGAACAGAGTAAGCAGCGCTTATTTCCTTGAATTTTTCTTCGGCATTAGGATCATCTGATGTATCTGGATGCAGCTTCTTCGCAAGATTTCTGTAAGCTTTTTTAATGTCTTTATCTGAGGCGGTTTTATCTATACCAAGTACTTCGTACAAGTTGTTCACATGCACCTCACAGACTATTGATTATACTTTAGTGGGTCTAAATGTTCACATTGGGGGTTCGTTATAAACGAGTTCGTAAGCATAGTCCACAGCAGGCCTAAGATATTCGAGAAGCCTGGGGTCATTTACGAGCTTTCTCAGTGGTACCATAATCACTGCTTTGTGCTCGAACAAACCTGTATGAGGATTTCTTTGAATTTCTGGTTCTTGCGCTGTCTCAGCAACATACATTGTCGTTGCATCATGTACCAAGGGTTCTTCACCATACTTAAAATCTAGCTCTGTGATTGAAGCTTCTTCTTCAGCTTCTCTTAAGGCTGTATCAAAAGGTTTTTCACCGGGATCTATAACTCCCTTCGTTAGATCAATCTTGCCAGTATGTGTTAAGAGGCACACAACATCGTGCTCCCCTTCTTGATGCTTAATAATAACGACGCCTGCAGCTGGTGAGTAATTCATTTGATATCTCCGCAAATTATAAATATCAGTCAACTCGATCAAATCCTACAAACTTTAAATCGCCCATAGCTTTTTTTGCAGGCTTGCAAAGATCAGTAGTTAAATATTTCATTGCAGAATCACACAAAACCGTTGCGACGTTTTTGCCACCTTTTGATGCAATAGAAAGAGCTGCCCAGACATTTGCTCCTGAGGAGATTCCTGCTGAAAGCCCTTTCTGATTTAGCATTTGGGCGACAACAATTGCATCTTCATCATCTACTCTTATTTCTGAATGTAGAGCATTTAGCTTTAGAATCTTTGGGACAAAAGAATCTCCGATCCCTTCTATTCTATGCGTGCCGCCGTTTTCCTCGTGATTTAATGGAAAAACTGGATGAGATTTAAGGTTTATGTTTTCCATCTTAAGGATGGAAGACACACCCATGATCGTACCGCCAGTTCCAGCACCAGCAACAAAAGCATCCGGGCGAAGACCAAGATCTGCAAAAGCCTTTGCTATTTCTGGGCCTGTTGTCTCTCTATGTGCCTCAACGTTTTGCCAATTTGAAAATTGAGACGGGCAGAACACACCCTCTTTTTCGGCATCAGCGGCTGCCATTTCCATTGATCCTAGGAATCCACCCTGTTCTTGAGTAACTTCAACAACTTCAGCACCATAAAGACGCATGAGAGCTTTTCTCTCCTCGCTCATCCACTCAGGCATGTAGATCTTAACAGGATGGTCGAGGAATGCACCCATTGCTGAAAAGGCAATTCCAGTATTTCCAGACGTTGCCTCTACTATCAAATCTCCTGGGTTTAAAATGCCTGTAGTGTATGCATGTCTTAAGATCTTAATTGCCATTCGATCTTTGATGCTACCTGAAAAATTTACAGCTTCGTATTTGGCAAAGATGCTGACTGGTTTGTTATGAAAGACAAAATCTAGCTTTAAGAGTGGAGTATTACCCACCATAGACTCAATCCTAGCTAGCTTCTCTTCTATTTCTGGGCTAAGTTCTCTCATTATAAGTTCCAGATCTTGTTTTTTATTTTTGTCCAAGTGCTTTCGGGAGAGGTTTTCTCCTCTCCCTTTAGTCCAAAGGGTCTTCTTCCTTCTTCTTTCTTGGGCGCCCACGCTTTGGCTTTTCTTCAGCTTTCTTTTGAAGAGCTTCGTTTTCTCTTTTAAGGCTTTCTACTTCTTCCCTAAGGGAAGAAATCGCTTTGGCTCTTGTATTCAGAAGCTCTTTTTGATCCTGAATTTGCTTATCCTTATCGTGGATTCGAGTCCTATTCATCTCAAGCGCATCAATTGCAACAGTAAGCTCATTGCCCATAGCATCTAAAAACTTTTTAAGCAGAGAATCAAGCTGTTTTATCATCTCCTTCTTTTGCTGCAAAACCGGAAGGACATGTTCAGAAGCAGAAGCGTATCCTTCTTGTCGCCCCTTTTCGTATGCGTCATTCTTGACAAGAATCATCCACTCAGTAGAAGCATCAACAATAGTTCTAGTTTCGGCTGCTAATTTATTAGAGTCAATAGCAGATTGAATTACACCTTCTGATTTTTCAAAGCTTTCTTCTACAATTGATTTAGCATCGTCAAAAGTTTTGGCAAAACCCTCGATCTTCTCTTTAACTTTCTCATTCATATCTTACCTCGTGTACATGTCTGCAATCGCAGAAGCAAATGCATCGGGTTTAGTAATGCATTTAAATCCACAACCTTTTACCATACCAACCATTTCATCGTAAAATCTATTTGAATCGTACTTCTCATCTGGATTAATGTCAACATGTACTGTTATATCTCTTCCAGATAATTCTTGAACTTTTGAAGCAATATCAATTGAATCAAGTACTTCCATCTGCAATCTTTTATAAAGTGATTCTGGTGAATTTGGCTTCTTTACACGCCAAAAAACTATAACACCTTTGCCGGGCTCCCTGAAGCATATTGTGGTGATTAGTCTGAACTTCTCACCGCACAAGCATGAGTCGCTTCCTACATGTACGTTATATTTGTCAACTCTAAACTTTTCAATTTTTTCTGAGATATCAACCTCAGTGCCAGAAAGAGTTTTCCAAACACCTTCAATCATCTTCTTTTTCTTTCGACAAATTGTAGAACTTCTTAGCCACTTGATATCTCATGTAGTAATACGCAAAACAAACTGGCCACGCATATGTTGCAGGAGAAACTCCGATAAGAGCTATATCCAAAACAAACATCAATGCAAAAAAAACTAATGCAACTTGATAAAACAAAAGAAATCCATTCACTGTCATAACTCCTAGGGCGGAATGCCTAGAAGTAATTAGTAAGTTTTAAAAATTTCTAACAAATCGTCTGGGCTTTCGACAGCATGATGCTTACCGCACTTTGCAGCGATTTCCCAGTCATTTCCATAAGGAACAATATTATCGCCAAAAAACACGCAGTCATCAGGCTGCTCACTAATATTATTTAGCGCATACGTCTTATCCCAGCCAAGCCTTGTAATATCAATTGATATCTGTCCGCCTTTTCGAAAGGAAAGACCGTATCCTTTAAACTCTGTCTCAAGAAATTCGATGGCTTTATCTCGATCACCGGACTTTTTATCCCATTTTACGTAGTCTTCTCTTTGCTCAGAAGTGCAGTTTCGCCCAATCAAAGAGAAGTTAATTTGACTTCCTCGCCACTCAACAAAAGTACCAGTCTTATATTTAGTGTGATTCTTTGCAGCGTATTTAAGAAGAACTGAGATGATGTGATTTAGATCTGCTTGAGAATAATGATCTGTTAGATCAACCTTGTGGATCATTTCAGGCTCAAGCGCTCCAAACTCATCATCGGGATCAAGGCTAGTATTGTAAACTACAGTTCCATTACAACAGAAAACCTTATCAAACGCTTCTAGTAAAACATCTAGACCCATCTGCTCTTCCACTTTAGCATAGTTAGATCCTGTCACTAGATACATCTTATATTTAGAACAAAGCCTCCTCAGTTCCTGTTCAACGCTTTTTGTTAGTTTCTGCCTAGCAAGAGTTAAAGTTCCATCCATGTCAAAAATGAGCGCCTTAGTCAACGTCGGTATCCTCCACGATTGAGGCATCCACAGTGAGCATCAGGCCTGACACAGATGCAGCGTTCTCTAGGGCGCAGCGAGTCACCTTAACAGGATCAATAATTCCAGCTTCGATCATATCACCAAATGTGTCAGTTGAAGCATCGTATCCTTGCGAGCCGTCCATGTTAGTGATCTTTGCCATCACGATCACAGGTTCACCGCCGGCATTTCTTACAATTTGAGAAAGGGGTGCTTGGCAAGCCCTCTTAACGATATTTCTTCCGATAGATCTACCACTCACCCCCTTTGTAGTCTCGGATAGACTCGCCGCAGCGCGTACCAAAGCAACCCCTCCCCCAGGAACTATACCTTCTTCAATTGCTGCGCGTGTTGCGTTTAATGCATCGTCTACTCGGTCTTTCTTTTCTTTAACTTCGAGTTCAGTGGCGCCACCAACTCTAAGTACTGCAACGCCGCCATTCAGCTTTGCAATTCGGTCTCTTACAAAATCTCTCTCTTGATCTGAGATTGTGAAGTCATCTACTCTCCTTCGGAGCTCTTCTACTTTCTCAGATACTTCTTGAGTTCTTGTGTTGTCTCCTACGATAATTGTACTTGTTCTGCTGCAAACAATTTTCTTTGCTGTGCCAAGGTGATCGGTAGTCACATCAGAAAAATTGACTCCTGTGGCGTCAGAAACTATTGTCGCTCCAGTTAGAGTAGCTAAGTCGGACATGAGATCCAGCTTTCCTGCACCAAAGCCAGGAGCATTGATCGCACAAACCTCAAGCACACCTTTCATCTTATTGACAACTAGGCCTTGAAGAGCTTCGCCTTCAATTTCCTCACCGATAAACAAGATTGGGCGTTTTTCTTGAACCACTTTCTCAAGAACAGTCACAACATCCGATAGCGATGTAAGCTTTCTTGTTGTCAAGAAGACATACGGGTTCTTAAGCTCTGACGTCATCTTATCTGAATTGGTTGCAAAGTAAGGAGAAACATACCCTCTGTCTACTTGCATGCCTTCAACGACGTCTAGTGTGGTCGAAAATCCTTTGGCTTCTTCAACAGTTACTACTCCTTCTCGGCCAACTTTTTCAACTGCCTGAGCAATTAGAGCGCCAATATCAGAATCACCGTTTGCAGAAATGGTTGCAACCTGTGCGATCTTGTCTGTGGCTTCTACAGGATCTGCAAGATCCTTTAAATAACTTACTATTTCTTCAACGGCTTCATCGATTCCCGCTTTGATATCAGTAGAAGAGTATCCACTTGCAAGCATTTTCAGGCCTTCTGAATATATTGCTTGTGCCAGGGTTGTCGCAGTAGTTGTACCGTCACCGGCGACATCGTTGGTTCGAGATGCTACTTCCTTTACCATTTGAGCGCCTAAGTTAAGGAACCTTTCCTTAAGATTAATAGCTCGAGCAACTGACACACCATCCTTTGTCACAGTTGGTGGACGATCAGGGTGCTCGATAACTACATTCTTGCCCTTTGGTCCGAGCGTAACTTTAACAGCGTTGGCAAGAATATCTACGCCTTCCAGGAGGCGTTGGCGCGCATCGTCATTAAAGACGACCTTCTTGTTAGTTTCGTATTTCATTCTAGTCTCTTAAGATTCTTCTGGATGTAACTTCTAGCAAGTTTGTTGGGACTTCGACAACTCTTCGATTTTGAGTAACTACATTAAAGGCGACAAACAAGTCGCCTTCCTTTAAAACAACTTCTTCTTTTTCAATGACTTTTTTCTGCCTAAGAGCATTTATAACATCATCATTTAAATACTTCATCACATACTTCTTTCAAATATTCTGTTGGGTATAATCCAAATTTTATTGTAGTTTACGTTATATCTTGTAGCTAAAAGCTTTGCATACAACTCATGCGTCTCATCAGACATTTTATTTTCAGCATCTATAGTTCCCATTTTAAGGACTTTATTACCGTCCTCAACTAAGATCCTATATGAAAGTATGCTGCCTGTATAAATTTCTTGCATTGGTATAACATTCACTATTATTCTATGAAAAAAAGCACAAATAGTAAATGCTAATTTTGAACTTTTGGAACCCAGTGTGTCGTGCGACCGTCAGCAGTTTTTTCTCTTACGACAGGATTTCCGTTAGGATCAAACTTTTTACCGTAGACCAAAAATCTATCAGTGGCAGTGCCGACATCACCGTAAAAATCGGCATAAGATTTAATAGTTGCACCACCAGACTCAAAGGAATTCACCAGCACTGATCTGGTAGTCTTATTCAAAAGCACTATCTCATCTGAAGTTAGATCGCTGACGACTCTGTTTGGGCTGATCTTTGCAAGATAAAGAGCTTCAGCCTTGACGTAATTTCCAACCCCAGACAGGACGGATTGATCCATTATTGCTTCAGCGATAGTTTTATTGTGCTTTTTTGCCAGGCGCTCGGCGAACAACCTGTTCGGGCACTCCTCAGCTAATAGATCTGGACCTAACGAGTTAAGCTTCTCAACGAGAGGATCTTTGCCTTGAACGATCTTTAGAGTTCCAAAATTACGCTGGTCGTTAAAATATAAATCGCCTTCATTCAAACAAAGCTTTACTCTGCTGTGCTTTTTCTGCTCAGCAGACCAAGATCCAGTCATACCTAGAGTATTCCAGATGCTCCACTGATTATCGAGCAGGAAAAAGATGAACTTTCCGTGGACTCCGGCACCTTGGATCTTTATGGGAAAGTCGTCTTCAAACTTCTCAATATTCTCTATCGGTTTTTTCGTATACCTGCCTGTGAGTATTTCTATTGACTTTATTGTCTTGTTAGAAACTTGCTCAGCAAGCTGCAATGCCATTCTTCTACATTCTGGTCCTTCAGGCAAAGCTTTCTCCTTCTAAGATATCCTCGAAAGTCTTGATAAACTTATTCCAGGGTTTTTCTTTTAAAACAGAACCAAACTCCCAACCTTCAAACGCTTCTTTAATAACTTGAGTGTTGAGGTCAGGTTCAACGACTTGAATACCGTCGATTTCGGTTTGAGTAAGTGCATCAATTCTAATTAAGCTTAAGTTTCTCAAAAACTGTGCTTCCCACTCAGGATCCTCAAGCTTTTTCTCAAAGAGTTCAGGATCTCTCACAATCTTTTCCGCAGTCTTATCGCCATGTCGAGGAATGCCAGGCACATTGTCTGTAGCATCGCCACGAATAGCCTTCCACTCTAAGTAGTCATAGTCAGGAGGTGTAACAAAATCTTTTTTAATTGGATGATAAAGCTTGATCTGTGGGTTCTCATCTGTTAGCAGCTGAATGAAATCAGAATCACCTGAGGCGATCACGACGTCATCTTCCTTGTGCAACCTTGCGTAGTGAGCAATGATGTCGTCTGCTTCAAAATCGGGATGGCGGACAATAGTAAAAGGAAACGCCTGATAGAGCAACTCTACGCACTCATCTTTTTGCCTGAAAAAGTCCTGCATGGTTTCCCACTTTGGATCAGACTCATCGATCTTTCGATTTGCTTTATAGTCGCCGTCTAGCTGGATTCTTTTCTTTGGGCTACCTTCGAGCACAAAATACACCTTGTCAGGCGACATCTTTTCAATCAGCGGTCGGAGAGACCTGAAGAACATGTACGTGATTGAATGTGCACCGCGGTTGTAGCCCGCTCGTGCACGGTGAATGAGATTATGACCATCGAGAATGAGTACTTTCATCCTACCTCCTGTGGTAATATTATACTCACAAAAGGCGCAAATTACATTTTAGTTTTGAGGTGCGGAAACAGGCTTCTCTAGGCGAACAACACCCTTAAGATTTCTCACTTTTTTCAAGAGCTCCTCAACAAAAGCTGCGTCTCCACCAGAACCCTCAACAGGCAAGTAAGATATCTCAACTGGTACCTTTGATCGATTACCGACCTTCTTAATAGCATCTCTCTGATACACAGTCGATACCCCTTCCATCACACGAATGCGAGTAAGGAGGTTGTTTAGAAGATAGGAGTTATCATAGACCAGAATATAAGTTTTAGACGGTGGATTAATAACAGTTCTACGAGAAGCCTGCTCATTAATCTCATGTCTTACAATGTTTCTAACTAGGTCTTTCATTTGGACGCTCCGATATTAAATATTCTGCTACTGGGTATTTTTTATCTCTACGCCCGAATCACCTAAAGAAATTGTGAACTTACCGGCATCTTCACCTGCCGTAATAATAGCATTGGCGAGGGCGCCTTCTACGTGTTTTTGAGTCCACCTTCTAATCGCTCTAGCACCAACTGTTGGGTCGTATGTCTCTTTGGCAACCTTGTCGTACATCTGAGGATCAAACTCAACATCGATACCTTTCTTCTTAAGGCGGCGGGCGATGTCATCAAGAACGTTCTTCGCGATTCCTGACAGGTTGTTTTCTGCCAGAGGATTAAAAACAGCAATGTCATCAATTCTGTTTAGAAGCTCAGGTCGGTATTTGGACTTGAGAAGATCCATAACTTTTTCACGTGTCTCTTCTGTGATATCACCGTCTCTCTCAAGAGCCTCGAGAAGCATGTGAGAACCGATATTTGATGTCATAATCACGACAGTGTTCTTAAAATCAATTAGACGACCTTGACCGTCGGTAAGACGGCCGTCATCCAAGAGTTGGAGTAGAACATCAAAGACTTCTGTGTGTGCTTTCTCAATCTCATCTAGAAGAACAATCGAGTAAGGTCTGCGTCGAACTGCTTCTGTGAGCTGACCACCTTGCTCATAACCGACATATCCTGGAGGAGCACCGACCATTCGAGAAACTGTATGCTTATCACCGTACTCAGACATATCAACTCGAACCACGTGATCGTAGTCATCAAACATAATCTTTGCCAAGCATTTTGCCAACCACGTCTTACCTACACCTGACGGGCCTAAGAATAAGAATGATCCGATTGGCTTGGTCTCATCCGATAGGCCGGCTCGAGATCTAACGATCGCATCAGCAACAGCCTTGACTGCTCTTTCCTGTCCTAGCACTGTGCCATTCAGATGACCTTCAAGGCCAGCAAGCTTCTCTTTCTCAGACATGCTCAAATCTGCTGCAGGAATACCAGTCCAAGCGGCGACAACTTCAGCGATCTCCATCGGAGTGATCTCATCTTTCATCATCTGAGAGTTTTGCCTTGCTGATTTCACGGCAAACTCAGCAGTAGACAATGCTGAAGTTGCTAGCACCTTGTCGACTGTTGTCAATCTCTGTAGGCCCACAGCATCTCCGACAGCTTGTGCATCTTGGATCTTGGCTTCGATATCAATCAGCTTAGATTTCGCATCCTTGAATTTATCCATTGCAGCCTTTTCAGCATCGAACTGTCCTTGCAAGGCGTTTCTTTTTTCTCTGGCTCCCGCAAGCTCTTTTCTCATCTCAGATAATTGCTGATCTACACCTACTTCTTTCTCTAAGCTTTCGATCTCAACCTCTAAGATCATTACTTTTTGATTTAGAGATTCCAGCTCAGGCGGTGCTGATGTATTGTCTGCACGAACTTTTGCTGTCGCTTCATCGACAAGGTCAATCGCTTTGTCAGGCAAGTTTCTGGATGGAACGTACCTCTCGCTTAGTTCTACAGCAGAGATTAGAGCTGCGTCTCTGATTTGTAAGCCGTGATACGCCTCATAAGAATCTCTAAGTCCTCTGAGAACTGCCATTGTTTGACGTGTTGTGGGAGGCTCAACATAGACTGTCTGGAATCGGCGTTCGAGAGCTGTGTCTTTCTCAATGGAGTTTCTAAACTCATCTTCTGTTGTTGCTCCTAACACTCTAACACCGCCTCGATCCAAGTAGGGTCTAAGCACGGAAGCGATCGAAGAGCTTGAGTTATCAGAGGGGCAGATCATGTGAATTTCATCTATAAACAAGATGATGGGAATCGCAGCTTCCTCAACTTGATCTAAGATAGAAGCCATCTTCTCTTCCAGATCACCTCGATGAGATGCTCCTGACAGGAGTGATGACACGTCCAGTTGCAGTAACTTAGCCCCTTCAAGATGGGAAGGAACGTCACCACGATGAATCCTGTGCGCTAAGAGGTGAGCGATGGCTGTCTTACCAACACCAGGCTTGCCGATGATGACAGGATTGTTCTTCGTTCGGCGGCATAAGATTCGAATAACACTTCTAATCTCATCTTCGCGCCCGATGACAGGCGGGATCTTGCCCAAAGCAACTTCAGAGACCAGCTCTCTACCTGACTGAAAGAGAAGCTTTAAAGATCTTCCTTCTCGGCGATTCTCAACTTTCTTGCCTTGGCGCTGGATCTCTATCTCTTTCTCAACTGCTTCCTTCGTGACACCGGCTTCAAGCAAGTACCTGTGAGCAGGCTGAGAATCTGCGGGCTCAGAGAACATCTGGAGAAACAAGATGGAGGAGCTAGCGAACGCATCGCCCTTCGCCTTCGCTTCGAGTTGAGCTCGATCGAGAACACGAAGCAAGCGGGGAGAAACTGTGAGAGTGTCCTCATGCGCATTTTGGCTAGGCATCTTCTTCATCTTTGTCAGATGTTCATTAAGTTTTCTTCTTAGGTCTTCCCGATCGATTGATAGCTTTGCGAGAATAGACCTGACTGGACTGTCTTCCTGCTGGAGCATGCAGACTAGCAGGTGCTCCGGATAGGGCTGTGGATGATCTAATTTTTTCGATAACTTCGAAGCAGCTTGCAAAGCTGATGCGGCAAGATCAGTAAAATCTTCAATGAGCATGTAAATCTCCGATTACATGACTACGTATGGTACGAATTAAAATTTTACTCGAGCGCGAGTGCCATCTTCCAAGACGAACACGTTATCTTCTTCGATCACTTCAGGTTGATCGACGGAAACGTCTCGAGTGACAACTCGATCGAGGGAGCCGCCGAACAGGTTCTGTTTCAGTTCCTTCGAGCGAGAGTCAACTTGATCACACATGTTCGTGATGTTTCGTGTCACGTTGTCCACCAGAAGTGTTTTCACTTCTTCGAGATCCTCGTAGACGTCACCTTTCAGGCGCCTCAGATCGATCGGATCAGAGGCTTCCTTGTGGCACACAAGATAAGTCACTTCCTCGCCTTGCAAAGTCTTTCTCACGACTTCTTCGGCAACGAGAACAGGAACGATCTTGAGTTTATCGACCATCACCACGTAAAGGGCTTGGCCGACCTCGTATCTTCTACCTTCCACGAAGCGCCTCGTTCAGCTCATCAGTGCACACCAGGACGTTGTCCTGGCGACCTTGAGTCTGCTGATACACGGAAAGATCAAGGCGGGAGAGCTCCTCCAAGAGCTTGGTCTCCTCGCGATGACCTCCGTAGGTTTCGTAGATTTTTAGCAGTCTTTTTACAGTAGTTGGGTGTAGACGCATTTGGCGACTCCTTACCCAATACTATAATCAGTAAAGAATCAGATGTTTACTCAGCAGGAACAAGCTTAAAGGTCTTGTCACCCATCTTCATGTGAAGCTCGCCGTCCATCTCATAGAGAGTTCCCTCTTCCATGTCGCCGTGCATGCCTTCTTCCATGTCGTAGTCGCCCTCTTCCATCATCTCTTCTTCTTCCATTGTCCCGCAGCTAGATTCTTCCATGTCCTCTTCTTCGAGAACATCACCTGGCTGCTCTTCTTCTTCAGGAAGCGGTGAGGACATGTGGGTGTCTGCACCCTCGTCCATGTCTTCTTCTTCTTCCATCAGACGAACGGAACCACCTGTGAACTCATCCAGGTCCAAAGCACCTTCTGCGATCATCTTGCGAATGGTGCGACGAACTGCCTGGCGAACCTCGGACTCGTTCTGGTCTGCTTGGCGAGCTTGAGCGGACTCATTGAGTGCCTCTGCTTGCTCACGGACGATCTCGTGACGAACTTCGGAGGAAGCCAATCCAGCGAGAGCTGCTAATCTGTTTGCGCTAAAATCCATCTTAAAATCTCCTTGTGTACACAAAAGATGTGTTGTCAAACGTTATTAAGTATGACACAGCAAATGATTTATACCACGCTGTGCAGATCGAACGAGTACTTTCCTGGGTCGGTGAGCCAGTACTGCTTCCTCTTCAAGAGGCGGTCCAGCTTTCGACGTAAGATCCCGTGCTCCTGTTCGATCCGTTTGTTAAGTTTATCAAGTTGAGCCGGGGCAGTGGTGGTCTTGGCCCTGGTTGTGACTTCTTCCGTGATCGTGTCGAACTTGTCTCGGGCGGCTTGTGTGAGACTGTCGATCTTTTGAATCTCGAGCTCGTTCTTGTTGATCACCCCGCCCCAGAGAACCGTGCACTTCTTCATGCCTTCATGTTTCTTCATGGCAACCTTTCCGCGGGACCCCGGGGAAAGGGGCCTGAAGTCATCAACTGTCAATCCCTCGAAAAGCAGAACAGTGAACTTATCAAAACTGGGAGAAGCAATAAAGTACAAATAGTCGAGAGATTCCTTTTGCAAAAGAGTCTCATAATCCGACTGAAAGCTGATTGCTCCTGACTTGTTTACTGTTGTCAGCTTGCACTCGATCTCCTTGTCAATGTCACCAATATAAACATCGGGCATTCCAGGAGCACCGTCTGAAACGACATTAACGTACTTCTCTTGCAATGTCCTCGCAAGAAACTCCTCTTGAGCCATCGACATGAAGATGTTTCTTCTGCCTAAGTTAGACTCAAGATCCATACCAAACTTATCAAAGCTTCCCTTTAAGTCTCCGTAAAAATTGACCATAGAGGTAAGCGTCTTTTTAATGTCGTCTCTGGTGATGTACAAGGTTTACTCCAAGTTAGTTTTTACGTTCTGGGTAATTTGCTGGCCTGCTGCGATGGCCTCTGCCATGGGTTGCAAACCTAGGGAAACTCGAACTTCATCGTAAAGCTCTGGGCGAAGATTGGACTTAAGAACAGCCATGTCTGCGTACTGGTGCATGTCCCACTCAAAAACAGGGAGTTCTTCACCATCGGCACCCGGTTCAACTTCTCCCGTATCTTGGGATTCAAAGATGTAAAGAAGGGATGGCATCGTCTCATCTTTGGGAACTTGAATAAAAGGAAAGTTGCTGGCAACTCCTTCTGCAGATTCCTCATACATGATCTCTGGCACCCAGTTATTTCTCTTGTTAGACATTTTAGATCTCCTCATAAAGTTAAATGTCAATTATGAAAACATTATACGCACAAATTTAAGAATGGTTAACATCCACCAAACGAAACTACATCGGGGCCAACAAGAGTAAACCAGATACTCTCCTTAGACTCATGGGGTAGTCCATCGGGAAGACCAGTGATGAAACTCTCTTTATCTCTGCTTCCCATCCACTTACGCATGTCTTCACCTCTAACGTTAGCAGTTTCGCTCATATTGACTGGTCTTCTAAAGACGTTGGTGTCGACAAAGCTATCGGGCAAAGCCTTGGATAAGGATTTTTCATTGTAGCGTTCGATGTCTTTAGGATCCGAGTAGATATTAAACACATCCGAGGAATTGCATTCTGCAGCATTCTCCAGCATCTCGTAAACCTTTCTAACTGGAGCGTAGCCTGAAGGTAACAGTTCTAGGTTATCTTTGGCATTTTCCGGTAAAATATGAACCAAGTGATCATTCCAGACCTTTTCCATCTGAACGCCGGAAACGGGTACTTGTTTCGACCTCTTTCGATCTGTAAGAGAAACTATCACGTGAACAACATCATTTTCCTTGCAAGCGATCTCTACCATTCGGTGATGACCCTTGTGATAAGGCTTAAATGCGCCTGCTACGATTCCAACTCTCATTACTTGCTCCAATCTTTGTTTAACCCTAAAACTTGATTTAGCGGTGCGAAAATTCCTGTAAGCTTGTATGACTCGCCGTTAAACTTAAAAACTATGCCTTCCTGAGATGACGTGATTTGTGAGCTTTTAGTTAATTGATCTGCGCACTTTTGCAAGATCTTAACATCCCGATCTGTGCCTCGATTAGTTGCCACAAGAAGAGCTTTCTCGTATTCTCTTTGCAACCTCTTGACTTCCGAATTATGATCGGAAACCAGATTTGATGCAGTATTATCCAGTGCATGAAAAGCAACTTTGCGAACCACCCTAACGATAGGTGACAAATAATCTTCTCTGATTTCTTTTCTGCGTTTCATGATATCGCGCAGCGTTGCCTTGAGAGCAGTATTCATGCCTTTCGTAATAGAGGGTGCTGCAAGAGCTCCTTCCTCATCAAACATTCTTTCCATTACAAGTTGTGTGTAATCATTGCCCAGATTAAGATGAGCCAAAAGATCTTCATCGATCTTTTTTGCAACAAAATCCTTGAGGGATGCATTGTGATGCAGACCAGAAGATACACAAGCCTCATCCAAAACAGTCACCGCTGATGTGAACTGTGCATACGACAATTTATTCACATTCGCGCTAAAAGAAGTTCCGATCTTCCAGGTCAAACCTTGGACATCAACAGCTCTTGGAAGTGAGTCTGTCAAGACTTTAAATGCCTGCTCATGCGCTTTTGTTGAGATAGCATGCCCAGTCACAGAATCTCGAGAACCAGTACCATCCCAGTGAAAGATTAGTGCACAAGTGTCATATTTGATCACATTAGGATTCGCAGTGTGAATGATCTCTGCAGAATACCAGGTATTGTCGCCAAAGACTCGATCAATTTTATCAGCGGGCCATCTGGAAAACAGCTCAGTAGCCACGAGCGCAGCATCACGAAAAGCGATGTGAACTGGACCTCTTCCTGCAAAACGATCATCAATATCTTTGGCGGAAACCTTACCGTCTTTGATATCAGACAAGTTGCGAGCAAACCAAGGTGTTCCGCTTGAATCAACATGGAGAAAGATATTTTGTCCGTCAAACTTCTCGCAAGCAGAATCAATCTCACCGTTTGCAATTCGAGCAAACATTGCTTTTAGATCCCTAAACCTCAAGTCGAGGTTATCATAAGGATGCATCAGATGACCGTGAACTGCGCCCATGTTGTATCTCCTTTGGTGCTATTATACACTAGGAGATTTGATTTACACAAAAACTATTCTTCTGAGATTATTACTTTTTGCTTTTCTTCTTGGGCAGCTTTTTCTTTTTCTAATCTGTCACGAGTTTTTCTAGCACGCTTAAGGCTGGCTCTGAGGTGTCTCACAGCTTGAGAAAGAACATATCTTTCGCGCTCTCTCATTCCACGGCGATCTCGAATTGAGACAAGCTCCTCGAGGTCTTTCTCGACTTCTTCGATATATTCTTCCGACGCGAACTCTACTTTGTTTCCTTCGCGTGTTTTTCTAAGTTTTGTCTCGACAAGTGATTTCGCCTCTTGACGAATGATCTCTCTTAGATTATCAATCGAATCAGACATTGTACCTCTCGCTATGCTTCTTCTACTTTCTCTAACGTTCCGTTATCAAGTGCTATCTTAAATGACTCGTAAATATAATTCTTAATATCAGCTAACTGTACTTCGCTTTCTTGCTTGTTGTACCGCTCGCAAACTCTATTAATAAATTGCTGCGTATGTTCGACCTCTAAAGTTCCGCCATTCGGCAGATAAATTGTAGTCTTTTCCAAGTTTACCTCTCTTACTGTGCCACTTTAATCGGTGGCGCGATTTCTTCGGGGGAAGATGATGGCTTAGCTTTTTGCTGTGGCTCTGCTTTCTTTTCTTTGCTAGCAACAGCCTTTGCAGTCTTATCAGATGCCTGCATCACAATCTCTTCATCGGGAGATTCTGCATCGGCTGCAGGAACTCCGTCAACGATCACGTCAGAAAGACCTTCCAAAAACTCAGAAAGTGCCAAGCGTTCAACGGGTGAAAGCTTGTTAAAATAATCATCAAGATTATCTCTCACATCTCTGTCTTTTAAAGATCTTCCGCTTCTAATCTGGTTGATAGAGTAAAGAATGTTCTTCAAGTCGACATCGTCTGGCGTCTTGGGCTTTTCAGGTGCACGATCGGCAGCAGAAGGTCTTTGCATGGGATCTTTTTCTGCATCCTCTTCGGGCTTTGCTGCAGCTTTGGGTTTTTCATCAGCGGGTTCTTCCTCTACTTCTTCCTCTTCTTCTTGCTCTTGCATCTTCTTGTAGAGTTCTAGTTGTCGCTGACGCTCTTCTTCTGCAACAACGTCTTGTGCGCTCTGAACGCTTGTTTCAACTATTCTTTCCAAGAAAGATCGGAGCTCAGCCCCTGTCTTCAATACTTGTTTCATTTCTTTCTCCACACAGTGCGATTTTGAGGGCGCTCTCTATAAAGCTTGTTATAAGTTTGCTGTGGTGTATCTTTTCCTGTCCCGACGATTTCCTGCTTTCTCTTCTTGATTTCTTCTTGGCGGCGAATTTGATCATCAATGAATTTGTCAAATTGAGTTTTTTGAGTCTTGGGAGGCTCAGGAGTTTTGTTGTCTTTAGTCATTTTTCTTATTCCTTTTTTGGGCCTTTGTTATCAAGATAGACACATCATAATTATCTTCTGAAAAAGTGTTTGCCTTGCAAGACCACTGTCCACCCTTAACATTTTTTTCTAGAACAGTGTTTTCACCTGCCATAATGCTTAATACATCAGGTTTTTCATCAGAGAATATCCCGGCTATGTCTTGTGAGAAGCATGATCCTTCTATGCTAATCACTTCTGACGTCTCTTCAAGAGACTTCACATAGATTTTAGATCCCGCTAGCTCAACAACAAGATTGCCATTATCATCAGCAACGGGATCGGCCAGTTGCTCAGGCCCTATTTTTCCCTGCAAGCTCTTTGAGATAAAGAGTCTATCTTCGTTTAGCATTTCCACAAGATCACCTAGCTGTATCTCTAAAAATTAGGTCTGCGAGGCGCGCCAAATGGTGATCGACTTCTGTGATAGAATTAAGATCTCGAGTGTAGATCTCAACGTGAATCTCATTCTCATCGATAGTCATTCTAGCATGATGCTGCATTTGATCTTGCTCCTCCATAAACTCTATCAAGAAAGCTTTTCTATGTTCAGGAGTCATAAAACTATACGTTTTCATCAAACGACGTGGCGATTCAACAATTTCCCAATCTACTCGACCGGGAATTGCGTGTACTGGCAATGTCTGTGGCATTGTTGTCATACCCTGTAAAAAATCAGGGACCTTCCTCTCAGGCGCAGAAGACCTTAAATTATCGCTAATCTCTTTGAGAAGAGAACGTTTCAAGGTTAACCCTCCTGAGGCTCTTGATATTTAGGTACTACAAAATCCTTGCCAAGCTGCTTTGCAACTTCTTTTCTGTTCGCGTCGCCACCTAGGATCCTGACTAGTTCATCGTAGCCTTCCTTGTCTCCGCGATCAGAAAGACCTTTTACAGCTAGTTCTAAAGCAGCCTTGCCATTATCTTTATTGAAATGGAATTTCCTCATACTCTTTTCAGCACCTGGAAAATTGTCTCTAACTGCAAGGTAATAATGAACGAGCGACGTGTAATCATCAAGCAGGTTTCCGCCTTCTTTCGCACCTTCTTCGCTTTGCCGCAAATAATTTAAAACGTCTGCTGCAGCATCAGGATCAAGCTCAGGCATCTTACCAGCCTTCTTTACTTCTTTCTTAAATTCTGCAGACCACGGGAGAGAGGCAAGCAAGAATTTTTGAATCGGCTTTGCGTCTTCTGGTGCGTCTTGAGTTATTGATATCAGTTCTTCTTGGAATTTATCTGGGCCCATTGCCAAGCCTGCCAAGAATTTCATAAATCCTGCATCTCGAATATTTCTAAACGCGCTATTGGAGATTGATTTTCCTACATCAAGCATGATCGGCGCGTATTTGCCTCTAAGTGCCTCAGGCATATCTTTGTAAGTCATAGTCGGCAGAGATTCAAGCTCTTGCCCGAGGTCCGACTTTATAAACTCTTCTTCAACATCGATTACTTGATCTGGAGTAAGAAGAGTATCAAGCATGCGATCATCTTCAAGAGCGTCAATCTTAGCAACTAACTCTTTATCATCTGAAAACATCTTTTTAGCGATCTTAACTTTTTCTTCATCTGACTTGGTAGTTAACTCAACTGCAACTCGGGACTGCTCAGCACTGTGCTTAGCTTGAGCTTCTCTTTCCTTGCGCTGCTTTTCTCTTTGTGCCTTTGAAACTCTAGGTTGATCTCCAAGCATAGCAGCAAGATCAGCTTCAGGTTCCTCTTCTTCTTCCTCGTCCTCGACTTGACCAGTGTATGCGGTCACTTTATCTTTGGGAGGGACAACAGCGTAAATTTTTCTACCGGGAGGCTGAGGTGCTTGTTTTTGTACAGGCTCGTCAACTTCCTCTTCTTCCTCTTCGTCCTCTTCTTCACCTCTCATCTTGATTTTCTCAAGATCTGGGTCTTCATATCCCACGCCTTTTGCAGCGTCGATATCAACCGTATAAGGCATCATCTGCTCAACTATGGCTTCAAGAAGAGGCAAGATATTTGTCTGCTCAGAAACGATATCTTGCGGATTCATCTCGGCACGCTCTTTCGCTATTCTAAGAGCTTTATCTACTAGTTTTCTAATTGCTTTAAAAACAGCGGGAATTAGATCATCAGGAACGTCAGCAAGTAGCTTCTCTGATGCTACCATTAGCTCATCGTGATCTGTGGGTTCATAATTCACATCCTGGACGGGCGGACCCAAGTCTTCCTGACCTACAACAGGATCTGCTTCAATTGGGAGGTGCGCAGTAGCATCTCCATCAATGACTGGTGCGCTTACATCTTGCTCGAGCAAACTCTTAACAAGCTCTCGAACGGCTCTTTCTGTTACCTTAATAGACATTTAAATCTCCGGAGACAATCCAGTTATAAATATCGTTTCTGGCAGAAATAATAGCTACTTAACTTGATTAAGTGACCAAGCTGCTGCCATTGTTATCGCAACCCCTGAAACGACGCCTATAGTTAACCACATTCCTGTTCGAGGCTGCTTTAATCTTTTAATCTCTTCTGTCAGAAAGTCAATCTGTTCTTGTCTTATCTTTAATCTTTTATCAGATAGTTCTTTTTGCACTTCGATTTGAGCTTTTAGCTTATCTTTTTCTGCAGTGCACCATGCATCTGATTTTTCCTGCTGTTCTTTTAGCCTAAGTTTGCATTTTTCTTCAGCAGAAGTCAAGTTAACTATAACGCTTGGAACTGCATCAGACCTAATCAAGACTCCGTCGCATGCGGCAACTTCATCTTTTTTTATCGGAGTGATCTGAGCACACTCAGCCTGTGCAATACCAGGTGAGAGCAAAGATACCAAACAGATAAAAGAAATTAATCGTTGCACGGCAATCCTGCAAGAGCCATAACACTTACAAGTCCTGGTAGTGCGTCACGAACATAGATCCCTGAGAACAGTGTATTTGTTCTTCCGCCAACATATGCAGTAGCAGCTTCCAAGTGCCCACTAATATCAACATCATTAGCGTGATCTTCGGTGATCACCTGCAAAAGAACACCTGTCTCAGCATGGCCTGTTGGTTTTGGGCATGGAGAGTTATTAATGCAACTCTGATAAAGTTCGACACCAAGATTTGTACTTGGCTGGACGATTGCAGACCCCAGAACAATCCTGCCGGTTGCACTAAGGAACCTCTCAAGATCCTTGCCGTCAAAAGCTTGGATTGGAGATTGCTCGCACGCAAGGCGCAAAAGCTGCCAGAACATCTTAGCAAACGCCTTGTTCGCTGCCGGATACAAACCGAGGACACCAACTTTACCTCTGAAAGAGTTCAGCTGACGTTCGTTGTCAAGTACGATGTGAGGATTATCTGTGACATCTGATTCCAAAGACTTAGCATTGCTCTTGATCGTTGCGTTTAGCTTCTCTTGAGATGTAGGTGATGTGACAACATAAACAACCTTGCCAGATGCTTCATTAATCTCAAGGAATCTCTTAAAAACAGGATCCAAGATTGCTGCAGAAGAACCAGTTCCACCTCCGCCGCCGGCGCAAACGAAAAGCCAGTCGACCTTGCCAAGCCTGGTGCGCAGAGCATCTTCAACCAATGCACTGTTTTCATTGAGAACCTTGCGACCAAGTTCAATATTCTTTGCAACACCATCTGCACCCGGAAGTGCCAGCAGATGATCCTTATCGATTCCTGATTGGAAATCCTTATCCGTAGTGTTGATCAAAAGTGTCTTTGTAAAACCCAAGTCTAGGAACGCTTTGGCAATCTTACAGCCGCCGCCGCCAACTCCTACAAAAGCACAATTAATTGCAGACTCAGCTTCATTTTCAGGAAGAAGATTTGCAGACTCCTCCTGGTCTTCGTAATGGTCAACAAAATCAAATTCACTCATTGGTATACTCCGTCCAATTTACTTTTCTATTATAACTCTTACTCGTCTAAAGATAAACCCGTTGCTTCAGCTAGTTTTTTAGCTAATTCTTCTGGGCTGAGATTTGTGTCTTTAACAATCTTTTCTATTTCTTTCTTTGTTTTTCGATCAAGCTTTTTGTTTTCTTCTGCGTACTTTTCATCAATCTCTTTTAGAATCTTTTTTAGATTCTCATCGATCTCAGCGTTTTGCTTAGCTAACTCTTGATGCGCATCTTCAATAGCTTCAAGTTCTTTATCACGAGCTTTCTTTTGCTCGCTTAAGATCTCCCAAGGATCAACATCTTTGCCTCTAAGTAAAAATAAAAGACCGAGGCCGATCATAAAAGCGCCGAAGATTAAAACAGTAGCTTTTGAAGAAACCCAAAGCTTCTTTATTGATTTAAGCAGAGAAGTCATTTGCCTTTCCACTTCAAAAACGCATCAATAGCAGCCTGGCCGCCGATATAAACAACTGACAGGAATGTCCATTGCTCCCCTGTAAGAAGCTCTCCATAAAGAAAACCACACGAGCAAAGCCATACTAAAAACTTTCTTGATATAAACTTGGAAACGTGCTTGTCAACAAATGCTGGCATCATTCTTCCTCCTCATCTTCGTCATAAACAAAACCGAGAAATTTCACATCATCATTGTTTTTGCCTTCAGGAGAATTTTGAAAATCCAACATTCTTAAGACTGTGCTATTAGTTTTACTTATTGATGAAATGAACTCCACGTGCTTGTCTAGTCGATTATTAATTATCTCGATAGTACCAAGAATTGATACAACTGTCTGTTCAAGAGTATCAACTTTTTGCTGCAGCTCTTCAATTTTTAGCTTTTGTGTGCTGTTTTTTCTCCAAAACATTTAGATATCATCCGGATCGAGTGATTGGTCCTCGATAGCATCGAATATTGACTCAGCGTCTGTCTCTGAAAGTCTTTCGATGTGACGCTCACGTTTCTTTCTAGCTATGGTGTCTAGCACTCTGTGCGCAAAACCATCTCCCCTAACGACTCTTTGGGCGAAGTCTTCAAAAACTTCCTGCATCGACAGTTTCTTTTTGATAAGTTCAATTCTGAACGCTGCGTGAGTCTCAGTTAGAAGCTTGACGTGTATAGATTTTCTATGATCGAAATCTTTATATTTGCTCAATCAGGCCGCCGATCCTCCACCGGGTCCTGCACCTTTTGCGGGCGGGGGTGGAACATCTGTGTCAAGAACTCTCTCAACTGCATCTTCAGGTAATTCAAGTCTATGCTCAGTGTAGAGAAGTTCTTTCATTTCATCTGCAGTCGCATCATCATAATTTTCTCTAACGTAGTTTTCAGCACGCACAAGAATTACGGTCACGATATCTAAGATTCTATCTGGCATCGAAGCTAATCTAGCAACTCTCTCTGTGAACATTTGAACATCCAGAGAGGGCTTAGCTTCAGGAAGATCTTCTTCTGCGGCTTCTTCTGGTGCTTCTTCGGCTTCAGGCTCATCCTCCTGGTCCAGGACTTGATCAGGTTCTGGTTCTGCCTCAGGCTCACCGAGCTGCTCGAGCAAATAAGAAAGAGATTGTGGAAAACTATTTTCGCTCAGATCGCCTTGATCTGCACTATCAGCCGCAACAGTATCGTATTTGATCAAGAGAGCGTCGATTTGAGCATCAAGAGAATCGGGCATATCTTTCTCATCATTCTCATCTTGCTCATTGATTGTCTGTGCCATCTCAAGAATAATCTTTCTAATTGTTTCTTCCATCATTAGTCTCCTTACTTGAGAGCCTGTGCAGCTTTTTCAGCACGTTCAAATCGGCTTTCAATAACATTCCAATTCAATTCTCTCATCATGTTCTGCGTGTATTCAGAAACATCCTTGAGATAATCTTTGTAATAAGCGTGCTGCCAAACATCCATCACGACGACAGGAATCACACCGACTGGAACATTCAAACTATGAAGGTCTACGACATAGTTCATATATGTTTGGGTGAATATGTTGTAACCTGTCACGACCCAACCACATCGAGATGCTGAAGCGCAGGCGAGGAAATCTCTTTGCCAATCATCAAAAGACCCGAAGTCTCTCTCAAGTCGCATGTAAACAAGCGTGTTCATTGTAATCTCACTTTGAAGATCACCAATGTTAGCAAAGTAAAGCTCGTGCAAGTAAACAGCGTTCAAGTTATAAACTTCGTCAATCTTTAGTGATCTGAAAAGCGAGTGATTTCCGCTTGCGTTTGTACGAGAAACCGCATCGAGCTCGGCGCTAATTCTATTGAAATCTTTAACATATTGCTCATAAAGCTCGTAATGATTCTTTTTATTTGCCTGCGAAAGAGCCTCTGTTGGAATCGAATAAGTCTTGGTTTGAGCAACTAGTGCCTCATTTAAAGACTCATTTTCTTCAGTAGATTCAATCTCAAGCGTGTTTTTAATAAGTTCGGCGACTTCATTCTTTTTCATATCACTACTCTACCTTATAATTCTTCTTAAATTCTTTTTCGCTAACGTGAAATATTTGTCCTGTTGGCGTCTTCAAAGATACACCTTTTTCAACCGCGTTGTCTGCCTCAGAAACATCGTCAGCATTTACTGCGCTGACCGTGTACACCAAACCGGACTTCTTATCACATACTTTTAATCCTGGGGACACTGAATTTAGATCGATGGTTAGTGGCATTTTATTAGCTTTGCATTCATCTTCGTGTGCTAGCTTAGCTCGCTCTTCTTCAACGATCTGGAAAAGTCTTTCTTTGGTAAGCAGATTATTCACATTAACGCTCCAATCCGGATATAAATATTCAGCAAAACCAGCATTTACATTACGAAGCACTGTACTGTCTTACCTTAACTCCTGCTTCTCGAAGAATGCCTAGTCCTCGAGAGTCTCTATACTCTTGATCGTATATCACTTCGTCAATGTTCGAGTTAACAATCATTTTGGCACAATGTGAACAAGGACTTAGCGTAATGTACATCTTTTTTACTTTTGGGTTGTTAAAATCTAGTTTAATAAGTGCATTCTGCTCTGCGTGTATAAATCCAGATTCACCAGGTTGATCTGATTCAGCTCTGTTTGGGCCGCCTTTATAGTTACCGTTATATCCCAAGGAAAGCAACTGCGTGTTATCCTCAGTAACGATAATGGTACCTACTTTATGCCTAGGGTCATAAGAGCGTTCAGCTACATTGTGAGTAACTTTCATCCACACATTATCCCATTCAGGACGCCCATCTTCCTGATAGCCCGGACACGCTGGCTTACTATCGCACCCGCAGTCATAGCAATTTGGATCATCAGGAAACTTTGGCATCTTACCAGAAATACATCAGGGAAAAGTTAGGAATGGGATGCACGCCGAAGAAGCGTGGCTTGTGCGCAGCATAACCAACCTGAATGGCAAGAGGAAGCTCCAGAGACAGCGCAAACTGCTTCCAGCGGCGCTCCAAGCCTACACCCGGACCGAAAGAAAGTACAACACCTTCGTCCAGTGTTGATCCCAGGCTAACATCTCGACAGTTTTCACGAGCATCGTCACAAATCCACTCAAACCGTTCATCGGTGTTCCGGCTGTAGAACGCAGCGGCGCCGAATGACCAGTAAGCTCGACCCCAAGATGTGGCGTTGAGCGTCTTGAAGTAAGTTCCACCAAGAAAGACTGTGGCGTCAAAGTCGTCCTCAACAATAGGTAGGGCTGAGACTTGCCACCCAGTGCCATCCTTATGTTGCTTACTGTAGCCTAACCCTACACCATAAGTTGAACCTGCAACGAAACCGATTCGTTGCTCTTCGGCCTGCGATACAGCAGGCAATAACATTAGACTAAGCATCAATAAGTACTTCATAGAGATTCCTTTCAATCATCTTTGCTTTTTTGTGCTGACTTTTTTGTTCTTCTCTTTGGCTTGTCAAAAAGCTCTTCAATATTCTTTTCCCATGTAAAGCCTGCAGCAGACTTATGACCGCCTCCACCGAACTGCTTAGCGATCTCTGACGCATCTATGTTGTCATGGAATGCTCTTAAGCTTACTCGAATTTTCTTGTCTTCGTGATCGTGAAACCAAATGAGAGCAAGGTCACAGTGAGGTGAGAGAGCGTTTCCTATCTCCGACATCCAGTGTGAGGCGTTAACAACAAGTGCTTCGTGTCCTGCAAGTTTTCTTGGAATCGCTTTATCTGCAATCTTTTTAACAACTGTTTTTGAGTAGGCAAGAATGTAACTACCTCTTTTAACTGCGTCGTCAAACACAGAGTCATCTTCAAACTTCTCAAACTCTTCAAATGCAAAAGGCACCATATCAAAAGCGGCTGCGAACTCCTTTGAATAAGGAAGATCCCACTTCCACAAATCTCTATCCTCGATATACTGGATGAATTTTGGCACATCTTTGCCGGGATGAAAGAATTCCCAAGTGATCACAGCACCTGATTTTTCCATGTTGAAAATTGCGTCAGGAATATCATGCAGTTCAACCATTGCTGATTTGTGATGATCGAGCACAACCAGCGCGTCCGCATCTTCGATCATTTTCTTTGTAACAGAATTCTTAAAAGAAAAGTCACAAATGGCAACTTTCTTTCCTTTTACATCTGGCGGATCTTCTCCATGAGCACAAGCAACGTACTCAGCTCTATTGCCCAGAAGCCTCCAGGCAGAGTATGCTGCTCCAAAACCGTCTGTGCAGTTCTTGTGATAAATGACAAGATCTACGTCCCTGGGGTTAGGTATCATTGTACTCTCTCTTATTCATAAGGGGGTGGTGATCAAAGCATCTCGGCTCGTAAAGCTCAGCACCACCCACAGCGATCTCAATGCCATCATTATTCTTTTTATAAGTATAGTAGGCATCTCTACTACAAACGGGACAAACAGCTGGACACTTCTCGATTTTTGTAGCCCAAGGCATCATCTTCTGCAGCTCATCAAACGGCTTACATGTGGCTGACATATCCAAAGAAGAAACTACAACTGTTATTCCTCGCTGGTAAAGCCATATGAGAACATCTGCAATACCACTGATCATAAACGCTTCATCTACGGCTACAACATCATAGTTGTCATCTGATTCTGCCAAGTGCATGAATATCTCTGCGGCATCGTGTATCGTGCTTGCTGTTATCTTTCCTCCGTTGTGAGTTACGATATCAGCTTGATCATATCTGTCATCCATTTTCGGCTTAAATGCAAGCACCTTTCTATTCTGGTACTTAAATCTATCAACTACTGCCATGAGCCGAGTAGTCTTAGATCCAAACATAGGTCCCGTAAATATGATGAACTCAGGATGTCTCACGCTCTATTTCCTCTTCAACTCTCTTAGAAACTTCATTGGCAATCTCATGCGCTAAAAATCTTTTTAAACACGGGACACGCACTAACCAGAATCTACCCTTTCGGTTGAACACCTTCATTATAATCTTATAAATGTCGTTGTTTAGTAAGATGCGCCTATGACGCCGGCTCATTTAAATTTCCATTTCAATCTCAAGCGGGGGAATATCACTGGGCTGAGGTGGTCGAACCTGAAACTCATCCATCAGTCTGTCATAGATCTTGTCTCTGGCGTAGCTTCTGGCAGAATGAGAGCCCATATTAATGTCGCTAGGCAAATCTCTGATTGCTTCCTCAATTGCCTTTTTAAACTTTTTTAGATCACCAGTTTTTATCATATTCCCTCTCTTTCAATCTCCTGGATTGCATTAAAATGTGCTTTTGCAATTTTTTGACACCATTCATCCGACATCATTTTTTTGCATTCTTCTTTGTTTGTAAAGAAACCATTCTCAGTCAAAATTGCAGGCATGCTTGTATGGCGCAAAATATAAAAGCCAGAGTTTTTTACACCTCTGTCTTTCCATCCTGTTTCCATCGTTAGTTTATCTTGAAATATTTGAGCGAGAGTTTTTCCTGTTTTGCTTCCAGTAAAGTGGTACGTCTCAATGCCTGAGGGTGATGTCCAATCAGAACCAAAAGCATTTCCATGAATTGAAATTAAAATTTTTGGTAATTCTGTTTCAATCTCGTTTGCTCTTTTAACTCTTTCTGATAGTGCGATATCATTTTCTAATTCTGGGACAAGATTACGATAGCAAATTCTGGCGTCATCAAGGAGCTCCATTAAGTGAGCGGAAACTCTTCTATTGAAAAGATATTCTCTTAACTGTGATCCATCTTTAAATTCAGGAGATCTTTTTCCAGGGGTAGACTCTCCGTGCCCATTATCAATAATCCACATGTATCTATTCTCACATGGCATACCTTCTGCCTCCTTGATTTGACAAGCAGTCTTTTTCATTTCATTCGAAACAAAGGAGTTTATTAAGCCCTGTAAGATCTTAGTTACTTGAGAGAATATGAGTCCCACTTTCTACAGCTCCTGCTCCTGTTTGTTTCACAAACTTTGCTTTTGCATGCAGCTCACTTAAAGTTCGACTTCCTGAATAGGAAAAGCCACTTCTTATGCCCTGCATCAACGTATTAATTATATCTTTTACGCTGCCTTTATAAGGAACAGTTGTTGAAATACCTTCTAGAGAGCTGGCTCTGCCCCTCCAGTCAAACTGTGCTTCAGGGCTTGCCATGCCCCTATAAGCTTTCCTCTTTTGACCGTTGCTATAAATGATATCGCCGGGAGATTCATCAGTCCCAGAAAGCATAGAACCTAGCATAATACAGTCTGATCCTGCTGCTAGTGCCTTTGTAGCATCACCGCTGTTCTTAATACCGCCGTCAGCGATAATTTTAACGTCTCGATCAGTTTGGGCACAGTCAAAGATTGTCTGGAGACCTGGCACACCATGCCCAGTCTGAATTCTTGTACTGCAAATTGATCCTCCCCCAATATTGCACCTTACAGCGTTTGCACCCCAGTCTGCGAGGTCGTTTATTCCTTGTAGTGTCGCAACATTTCCTGCGATGATACACAGATTATTTCCAAATTTACTTCTAAGATTTTCCAGTGCTTCCTTAACCAGAATATGATGACCATGCGCTACATCAACACAGAGAGCAGAGACTCCAGCATGGACCAAAAGTTCAGCCCTTTCCATAAAATCATCCGTGACTCCAATTGCAGCGCCTATCGGGGCGGCATGCTCTACTAATTTGACAGCGATCTGGACCAACTCAGACTGTTCTTGAGGTGAATTATACCTGTGAATAACACCTAACCCGCCCATCAGGCTCATTGCAGCAGCCATCACATCTTCTGTTACTGTGTCCATACAAGAAGAGATAACAGGAATCGATAGTTCAACTCCTGGGCCTAGCTTTACTGAAGTATCGCATTCTGTTCGGGATCGAATATCGCTGTATTGCGGAACTAGCAGGACGTCGTCGTAAGACAGAGTTTCAAGGATCTTCACTATTTCTCCATGTGATATAAATGATTATAACACATTCGAGGTTTTTTTATTCTTTTATTATGTTTAAATTAAGAAACTTCGTACTCTTCAACATCAACGATGGAGATTTGTTCAGGCTTAAACACAATGTAAGATGTTCCTCCACCTTCAAATGTGTTATCATATTCGATTGAATCATAGCCTTGATCGTTAAACCAGCTAATGAATTCTTTTACTTCTATAGCGGGTTCGAACATTAAATCTTTTAAGTTCTCGCCTGAAGGTGTTGTGACTACATCTTCATAGAAATCATCAATTTGTTCATCAGACGGTGAAAATGAAGTTTCTCCCTCAAACATCTCGTTAACAATAGATGCAACACCCCAAGATCCCATTCTATTCTCAAGCATCTTTAGTGGGCTAGTCATGTTAAGGCTTACTTTATAAAGATAAACCACGTCACCTGGTTTTACTCTGCCCTCTTTCTTGAGCTTGTCTGCGACTATTAGCGCAGTCTTTTTGGTTCCAAAGTGAAATCCAGGCTCTGACGCTATGTGGGCAGGTTTGAGTTGCTGGGCGAACTGTTCAAATTTCACAGGTGATAAATGATAATAATGCCCCTGATCGTCGTCTTGCTCATTTAGAAAGGTTCTCCACCCTTCCATCAAGACCTTCATATTAGACATCTTTGATACCCGCTATTAGCTGCCATCGATTTTGCGCTGACTCATTCAGATTTTCTTCTGACTGCTCAGCCTCTTCAGGTTGTGCTGGTTCTTCTTCGTCAACAACGGGAGGTGCCATAGATTCTCGACTGGGGGATGGTGATTCAGGTGCGTATAGAAGATATCTACCGGTCTTTCTTCCACCGAAAGCGTAGAAGTAAAGATCATCCTTGTCAACAAATCTAGTTTTTGCAGGTGATCCAGCAGCGGACTTAGACTGATATAAAAGAACGCCTGCCTCTCCCTTGGGTAGAACGTGCTCTCTAGCAATTTGATCAAGCAAGTGAAGCATCTTTGCAGAAGAGTCTATAACCTTACCGTCAATCTCTGGCTTGTAGTTAGTGACAATGTCCTCAATCGCCTTTAAGCTTTCGTCTCTACCCATTGTTTGCAACTGGTCTATATCGTACCCAGCAGCTTTAATTGCTGAAGCGAGATTATTAGGCGATCTAAAGAAAGACTTTGCACCGCCACCGAAAACGAAAGGTTCGTTGAAAGACCTGTGATGCTTAATTTCCCAGGCTTGATCTCCGATATCTACGTCGTGTGTAGCGGATGCACCGCCAACCCAAGAAGACTTGTCGTAAAGAAGTGGAGTTAAAAGCTCTCCTCGCCCAAGCCCTTGCCCTTCATTATAGTGAAGAATATCTAAAAGCTGATCTGGGATATCTACTAGGGATGAATTGCCTGCAGAGAGAGAAAATAGCATTGGACCAATCTCATCTGGTCCTTCTTCAGCAGACATGAGATAATCCAAAACAAGTTTTTTGTACTCATCAGGGTAGCCTGCCATAGCATCAGAAAATTGAGTGTCACCTCTCACTGCGTCAATCGAATCAATGTAAGACTGACGTGATGCGTCAGGATCGTATTCGCTTACACCGAGCTCGGATCGTATAAATGATCTCAGAGCTTCGAGGTTATCATCTGTGAGATCGTAAAGCTCATCCTCACCTATCTTTACAATCTTTTCCTGCAGTTGATTCTGCTTCATTTCTAGCATCTTTCTCACTGCACTTCTAATCATAGCTTCACTCATAACTGACTCCACGTGACTTAGCACTCTTTGAAATTGTGGGTGTTGTGCATTAGTCACTCTTTGTGATAAATAATCTTTAAACGTCGAAAGCATTTGTTTTAACTCAGGATCTTTAGTCATAACATTTACCAGTCCTTCAAAACTTGCAGTCTCTGATGGATTGCTTGGAATGCCTAAACCGTCCAATATTGCTTGCGGGCTAGTGATTCTCGGGCCTACTAGCTTAAACTTTCGCTTGTTTTTTGGTAACTCAGGATCAAGAGCAGGATCAAGAGAAAGTCTGCCTAGTCCGCCGGGGGTGGCGACAGTTAACTTCTCATGAGTTCCAAGCTCTTTGCTTCTCTCTGCAGCAATATGCCCAAGCATCACGTTTCTAAAAATGCCTTTGATGCCTTCGTCCCCGACACCTGCCATCAACCACCCTGCGCTCTCAAGATCTGGCGCAATCATTAAGTCGACCTGAGCATCTCGCTCTTCTGGATCACCTTTTATTGGATATAAAACTGTGAGGTTGGGACCGATCACCTTTACTCTATCAGCGCCTAACGAACCAACAAGATTTCTATAGATCTGAGTTTTTGCTAGTTTGACATCTTCCTGTTCAGGTTGAACTGCGATATCAAGATCCCCAGCGATAGATTTCTTTCCCGTAGAGCCAACCGGCTCGTATCCTGAAATTCCTGCATCTTTTAAGTGGTTTGTGAAGAGATCATCGAGTGTGTCTTTCACATATTGTCTTTCAACTCCGCTTGCTAATGAGCTTCCTTGACTATCTTTAAATGCAATACCACCCATTAAACTACTCCAGACGCTGTAAATATGTATCTTGTTACACCTGCGTTATTAAATGTCCCACCAGTCAAAAGTTTTCTCAAGGCCTTCCCAAAAACGAACAAGTGGTTTATAACCAAATACACGTTCAGTTTCTGAAATGTCTGCCTGAGTGTGCATAACATCTCCAGGCCTAAACGGTGCCTCATCTATTTGTAAATCTCCGAACCTCTCTTTAAAGGCATCGAGGATTTCGTTATTGCTTGTTCGATCGCCGCATGCCACATTGAAAGCTTCACCTCTAAATGTTCCTTCGTGATTTGCTGCACGAATGTTTACATCTACAACATTATCGACATAACACATATCTCTACTTTGCTCTCCTGATCCATCTTTGCGAAGAGGCGTTCCGTTTTTAACAGCATGACACCACGCAGAGATTGCAGTCGAGTAAGGAGAGTCACCATATTGACTGGGACCAAAGACATTAAAATATCTTAGGCACACGGAGTCAAAATCGTACAAGTTTCCAAAAGTTCTAAGAAGATCTTCTATGCAAGATTTCTGCCATGCGTATGGAGACTTAGGATCTCTGGGATATGTCACTGGTGTAGGAAGAGTATCCGCTCCTCCATAAACCGACGAAGAAGATGAATACACAAACCTCTCTACGTTTCCGCGGCATGCCTCCATAAGACAGACTGTTCTCGCGACATTGACGTCAGTGGTAAGCGCAGGATTCTCAACTGAGAAACTTACTCTTGGAATTGCCGCCAAGTGAAAGACGACATCAAATTCTTGACACTCAATGGATTCGATTATCGATTTGCAGGCGAAATCGTTTATAACAAGCCGCAGTCCTCTAACACCGTCAAGTAGCTCAAGGTGTCCCGAGCTAAGGTCATCTACGCCTACAACATCCCAGCCTTCTGCCAAGAGCCTTTTGACCAGATTTGATCCTATAAATCCTGCTGCACCTGTAACTAGTGCTCTTCTCATTTACTCGTCTCCCTTGATTTTTTCCCAAAATGACTTAAAGTCTTCATGTGTATCAATTACTTCCCAAGTACTATCACCCAGTCTTTCGACTTGCGCAACGTACTGCCCCGGTATTCCTGCTGCCCAATCATCTTTTCCTATTAGGCTTAAAAATAAATCTCCGCGGTCTCTCATATAAAGCCAATACGTGTTCCCAGGGACGGGTTTAAATTTTCTACGAACCGATTCGATCATAGTCGTTATTTTAACGCGTCGGTCTAGATCATTAAACTGCTTCATGAGAACCTCAGCTTGCTCATAAAGGCGATCGTATTCTTTTTTTACATAGTGATTTGTAACCTTAAGCGTTTCAGCTTTGTGTCTTGTGATATCTGTAGGTTTTATAGGCGCAGACATTGTGCTGAGAGGATATTTTGAGCTTCGGTGGTTTGGGTCTGACACTGTTTTTTTCCTAGATTAGCACGTGTGCACTATTAACATTAAATCGAAATCTAGCCTTGTGTTGGGCCGGGTCTAGATTAAGAATTCTAAATACATCTCTTCCAAGCATGTGTATCAGCTGAACGTCTGTTCCTGTCTTGTGCTCGGTATCGGAAGATCTAAACACAGCGTGCACATCAAGTAGATCATCTCTAAATACTGCCTGAATGAACGATATGCATTCTTCGCCTGCAAACACAAACCGCCTAGATTCAGGCGTCTCTTTTCTACCGTAGTGATTGTTTCCCTTAAGCTCATTTTCAATCTTTTGAAGGAAGTTCTGCCTGATCTTTTGGTAGTATTCTTCTTCACCAGGAGTTGAAAGAATTGCTTCGTTAACTGTGCCAAAGGTCCCGTCATCATAAAAGTGAAATTGAACTGTAGTGGATTCTCTGTTAGGCTGAAATTTGGCAAACTCTCTGACATAATTTCCGATTGTGTCTATGGAGATATTTTCAAGCCTCCGACATCTTCTTACAACTTCTTGTGCTTGTTCTTCTGGTTTTCCGGTCTGGAAAATATGAAAATTAGGTAGCATGCAATATCTTTCAAGCTCTTTTCCAAAAAGAACGTGAAGGTCGCTCAAAGAAGAGATATCTTGTGCTTCATCACCTCTGCTTAAAAATCTTTCATGAATGGTATGAATGTCTGGGTACAGAAGAACAAACTGGTTGTTTAAGTTCGACATCTCCAAATGGAGATTATTTCGGTGATAAAAATCATCCCGATTATAAAGGTTAGCGTAAACACACATTGAAACACCGGATCTATCATCCATGTTCCACCTAAACCCTGACCTTTTGTGTATCTCGTTGTAAAGCGTTGTCTTTCCTGAGAGGTCGCAACCCTCTAAAACGATTTTATTGACGGGAAAGGTTATCAATTTTTCTCCACAATCTCATATCCATCAGGATATACGCATATTATATCACTTTCAACAAGAATGAATACTTCTGGAATTCCACAATCATCCACTCCGTCGTCACGTATTAACACTCCAACCTTGTTCAAAAACCTACTATCTTGTACAGCGGTTTTTGTTATTCGAACTAGTTCACCTGGCTTAATCATCATAAAGCGGTATCTTTCTCATTTTCCAGGCGGCTGAAGATGCACCCCAGTTTGGATCTACTTCGGTTTCCACAAGCCAGTAGGAAAAGGGTTGCGGTTCATAATAGATCTTTTGACCTCGCTCTTCACCCCAATCAAAGAACTTGCCCCAAACACGAAGCCATGCTGTCCTGTTCTGGTCGTCCATCATTCTGATTCGGTAAAATTCCTTGCCGTTTTTGGTCTTCTTTTTAATGATCTCAGTTGCACAACCCCAGGCAACACCTTTATCTCCGCCCACCATTTCACATATAGACTTAACATCAGCTTTCTCAATTCTACGCATAACTTCTACAGGAAAGACCAGCGCGTTATTAATAGCTGACGTTATTTGTTGGTACAAGACTATCTTTTCATCTCTTGACCAATCCTTGATGTGAGAGACACCTAGAATAGAAGTGTCAATATTGAATAGTGACTCTATTCTGTCTGCGAGTTTATCTCTTCTGGCATAGTAGTTTGCAAGCCTTTCGAAGCATTTATCGAGTTGAGCTTGTCGCTTATGGTTCGGATGCCCTATGTCTTTGACTAAATCTGCTGCATGCTCACTGTAGCACCAGTCAACGATACTGCAATTAAAGATATGTTGATACGCTTGTTCTTGCAAATCGGACATCTTAGTCTTCTCGTAAACGCGCAAGATCTTGTCGAACTCATCTTTGATTTGCTCGCCGATTCGAACTAGGCGTTCACGGAGCTTGTCTTCTCCTGTTCGACCTTTCCTGATCTTTTCATAGTTTTCTGAGATGATGTGAAGGAGCTGTCTATGATTATCGAGTTTTCCTTCCTTGAACTCCTCGAGAGAAGAGAGCGCTTCAATCTGACATAGCGCTTCAAAGCAAGTCTTGTTCACTTTAGAATGCCGCCACTCACCTTCACTGTCATAGAAAAGATCATTCAAGTTCTTAAATGGACGAGCAGAAAGTATTTCATCCATCGCTTTATCGCCAAGCCCTTTAATTGATGAAAGGGGAGGCATGAGAGCTTGCAACTCTTTATTATAGGTCCACTCGTCTCCTGAATAGTTTACATCTGCTGGAGCAAACTTATAGCCTAACGCTTTGGATTCTCGAATAGCTTTTGCTAGCCCTTGTGGCGAATTATTCTCAGACTCGAGAACAGTAGCGATCCACTCTCTGGGATGATAAGTATATAGCCACGCAGCGTAGTAGCTGTCGATTGCGTAAGCAACAGCATGTGACTTATTAAATCCGTAGAGAGAGAAGAACTCGATCTTGTCAAAGAGATCGTTCATATCCTTTGGATCTAGGCCGTGGAGCCTTTCTGCACCTTCAACGAACTGCTTGCGAAGCTGGTCACGCTCAGAGCCTTTTTTACCGATCGTATCCAAAGACTTCTTCACAAGAGTCTTGCGCATCTTATCTGATTCACCTGGAGAGAATCCGGCAAGCTTAACAGCAAGCGTCATAAACTGTTCTTGGAAAGTAATGAAGCCTCTTGTTGGCCCTAAGACCTCCTCGATGATCGGATGTGCATACTGGATATTCTCGATATCTTTTCCGGCTTCCACGTATTTAACGTGAACATTTGCCTTGAGTGGTCCAGGCCGGTAAATAGCAGTAATTGCAGCAAGCTCCTCAATGTTTCGAGGCTTAGCTTGGTGGCAGAAGTTTCTGGCACCTTGAGCAGTAAATTGGAAGATGCCGGGTGCAAATGATGCATTATGATATGTGTTTTCCCAAACCTTTTGGTCATCCTGCCCTATGTAGCGACAGTTAAGATGCTCATCAAAGAAATCTCTGATCTGTAAAAAGGTTGGTGAGGGATTGCCGTTCTTGATCAAGATTCTGCGAATGCAGTTTTCCACATCCTTCATCAGCGTCAATCCAAGAAAGTCAAACTTAATAAAGCCGTTATCTTCCAGGTTACGGAAGTTCATGCCTTCAGTCCAAGGAGTCTGTAAGTCACCACGCACTGAGATTAACGGCATTGTCTGCTCAAGCTCACGCTCATCGGCAATTAGGACACCACCTGCGTGTCGACCAATAGATCTCTGCTCCATGAATAGTGTACTCACGTGCTTTTCAACGTCAGGGTACTTCTCCATGAAATCCTTGTACTTCTTGGAGTACTTCATGCAATCCTCATGGGTGAGGACGAACACAGACTTCTCAGTGTTAGCATCTCGAGCATGAGGCTCAACCTCAGATTGGAGTGGTCCTGTAAGCGCATTCACCTCTTGGAATGGAACATCATAAAACTTGGCAACATCCTTAACGATGGACTTGAGTTTAAGAGTGTTGAAGTTAGAGACAGGAATCACTGCATCTTCACCAAAAAGCTCTCTAGCTGCGTCGATGAGCGCATCGCGGTCGCCAGCATCAGAGTCAATATCAGGCCAAGAAGTACGATGGCGGCCGAGGAATCGAGACCAGAGCAATCCGTATGGAATGGGATCAACCTGAGTAATGCCTAACAAGTAATTGACAAGGGATCCGCCACCTGAACCTCGAGCGGGGCCGAACAGCGTCTTTTCAGCTGCGAGGTGGAACACGTCATGCATAGTCAAAAAGTAATTCTCAAAGCCAAGAAACTTGATATCGTCCAGTTCTTCCTTGACTCGAGCAACATACTCAGGCTTAGAAGCAAGACCCGTACTGATCATTGCGTTCTTTACCTTGAGCGCCAACTGCTGGAAGGGCGTCTCTTCAGGAGCAGAAGGATAGCAGGGATGACTCTTTTGAGGCACAGCGTAATTCGGCAGCTTAGCCTTTGAATCCACCCACATGTCTTGATAGCGATCCCAGACTTGGTCGTGGGTCCTCTCGATACTATCCTTGACTATGTCCTCACGCCCTTTATAGAAATCATACTTGTTCCAGCCGAGCTCAAACTCATCCCAGACCTGTGAGGCATTCTTGGGATACAGCTCACACTTAAGGTCATCAAACTCAGGAAGAGGAGTCATCTCCTTACCCATCCATCCGAGCTTCTTATAAAGCTCTCTAGCTTCCCATTTGTTAGGAGTGGGATAGTGAGAGTCACAAGTTGTAATAAGGTTGATTCCAGTCTGATCGTGCAATTCGATCAAAGCTCTGTTGACCATATGTTGAGCTGAAAGCTTGTTGAATTGCAACTCATAGAAGAAGTTGTCCTCACCTACAGCGTCAACAAACCTGTCAGTAAGGTTGCCAAGTGTTTTCATCAGGCGTGCTTTCTTGACTGGATCATCGAGCAATTCGGGGCCGAGCTCATCAAATGTTAGGTCAGGAAACTCTTGAAAAGTTCTGCCGCTGAATATTCCGCCTACACATGCCGTAGAGACGTTGAGACCTTCTCCAAACTCCTTGAGCATCTTGAAGTCGATGCGAGGAAAACGATAGAAACCGTCCTTATATCCTCGCTTGACGAGCGTGAATAGATTAGCTAATCCTTTTGGGTCTCGAGCTGTTACAACCAAGTGGTATCGACGCATCCATTCTGGCTTGCCCTTTGAACCCTGCTTAGACTCATCCTCGTTCTCAATAGTATGACCTTCAGACATAAGTTCGTCTTCATTGTCAACATTAACGTCTGTGGTAGCAAGGGCTTCGATTTTTTTTGCATCTCGCTCTGCTTTAATGCGAGCTTTGTGGTTCTCGTATTGGCGCTTCCACTCGTCTAAATCTTCGACAAAATAAAACTCGACACCATAAACTTGTCGATATTTTCTACCTGATTTTTTCATCTTCTCAAAGTGCTTATGAGCGTGAGCCAAACCTGATCCGTGACCGTGATCTGTGAGACCCCAGGCGTCCATTTGATTCTCAAGAACAAAATCAATATGATCGGCTGGATAACCTAAACCATCGTATGTTGAGAATCCTGAATGACCGTGTAAGCCTACGAATCGGTTTGGTACTTTGAAATTCTTAAATGACACTTGTTTCTCCTGCAGTTATTATACGCAGAAGAAATGAGATTTACACAAGAAAGCCTGCCTCAAAGGACGGGTTTCCATGAAGCCAAATTTTAAAAATTAGTCTTTTTTGACGTAAACCGGATGGCTGATTGTGTCAGTGTATCTCTTGCAGATTGTGTCTGAGCACAGAAAGTATGAGACATCAACTGTTACCTTGCCAAGACCTGGTTTTGCACCTCTGACAAGGAAGTTGAACATCGCGACTCCCTGTACAAAATTTTCTTGTTTTGCGCGCAATATATCCGGAGAAGTTGTTAGATTAGGCGTCACAGCAATTTTTAATCTTAGTGGCGCGTCTTCCTTAAGTTGGAGACTTTTTGGAGGTATAATTTTCAAACTAACCTTGGCGTAGCTTCCAACCCAAGTGTGATCATGCCCTTGAACAACAAGCTTAGCAGAAGGGTTGGACGGTGCAAACCAACCTAGGCTTATCAGGGCGAAAGAAGCTACTATTATTAAAAGATTTCTCACGACAGTCTACAGAAAGTATCTAGCGATATCTGAGTAGATCGCGAAGGCCATGATTGAGAGCAGCATAACAACGCCCACCATTGTAAGTCTCATGCGAGTTTTATATGATATCTTTTTTCTGGTCACAGTTTCTACACCAGATAGCACGATGTGGCTTCCATCAAGCGCGGGTATAGGAAGTAAATTTAAGAAACCGAGATTGATACTAAGCATTGCTAAAAGATCGATCACGTGTCCCATATCTTTTTGTTTTACAGTCGTTTCTTCTGCCGCCTTTGACATCTCGTAGATCATCACTGGGCCACCCAAGGTGTCTTGTGTGGGTGCCTTTGTTACCATCTCTTTCACACCCTCGTGCATTGCGCCGTACATGTTTGTCGTGATTCTCCACGAGATATTAGCAGCCCAAGGAGCATCTATCGTTGCGACTTGCGCTCCGGGCGGAGGAGGAATATCATTTGGACCTCGAGGGACCTCATGACCCCACGCGTAGAAAAAGTACAGAAAGAACGGAAAGATCAGATTGACTGCTGGGCCTGCGAAAGCGATTGCAGCTCTGCGCCACGGAGCACATCCCCAAAAAGTAGTCGGGTCTGTTGAATCTAAATCTTGATCACCTTTAAACCTAACGTATCCGCCCAAGGGGAACAGGCTGAGTTTCCAAATCGTGCCCTTCCACTTCCATTTTAGAAGCGCAGGACCGAACCCGATAGAGAAAACTTTAGGCTGCACTTTAAGCAGATGCCCGGCAACCAGATGGCCAAGCTCATGAATCCCAATAAGTACAAGAAGTATTAAAATAAAAGTAATCATACGTGAATAAGTATGTCTTAATCAGGATAAACTCTTAAGCGCTTTGCTGTTGCGTATATTTCATCTACCTTCTTCTTGGTCTCAGGCGGTGGTGCTGCAAGTGGATTTTGCAAAGCGTAGGATTCTAGTTCGGCGCTGACTGCGTCTATGTCTTGCAAAAGATTCTTGACTCTTGGGTTCATGAATCCTGGATCTTTAAGACTCTCTTTCTGAACATTTTTGATAATATTGCCGAAATACAAGTCCCTATAGGAGGTTTTTTTGAACACGTCAAAATCGAAGTAGGGAAAGGATGGAAGCATATCAATTGTAAATATTGGCTTCTTTTTAAAATAAAAAAGCCTACCAAAAACAGCGAGCTTTTTAGACAATTTTTACGTTTTTAAAATCATTGATGTTAAGCATCGCAGATCCTTCAGACGTCATTATCTCCACGCCTTGGAACAGCTTTCCGTGCCACATAGTGTACATGTGCTTCTTAACTACTATTCCTGACGTGATCTCTGTGTATAAGCCGCTATAAAAAAAGCTTAGATCTTCGTTCCAGGTAACAACCTTTATCGGCTTCCAAAGACAGGGCTTTGATATTCTATCTACTCTAACTTTCTTAGGTTCAAGCTTGATTAGATCCCCGAGGCTTATGCTGACTAGTTTCTGTCTATTGCATTCAGCCTGATCCATTGATTAGTACCTTTGCAAACACTCTCTGAAGTCTTGCGGGAAGTATTCCTTGTGACGATTGTAAAAGTATCGCCAGCCTTCGTCTAAGATATATGTAACTGCATGATCGTCCTCAGATCTTACACTGCGTCCCACTGCCTGTATCACAGTTTTTGCTGTCTGAGTCGAATACCACTCAGGCCACTTGGACATCCGCTTTTTTACCACCTTGTCTCCGAGATACGGAAAAGGTACTTTACAAATAATCTGGAATCTCGAATAATCACCCCTAAGATCTACACCTTCCTGCATTGAAGGACTGAGTAGGACTGTGGGTTCTTCTGCTCTCATGTGCTGCTGAAGAACTTCATCTCTCGTGTCTGTATCGTGCAAAAGGAGCCTATCATTTCCTTCACCTACATTTTCCCAAAGATATTTTGCAATCTTAAAAGTGTGGCAGTGAATGATACCCTTTTCATCAGGATGCATTTTCAAGATCTCTTCTACGGTTTGTGCTAGCACCGGAAGGGTATTGTCTATCTCTTTAGCATTCATCTTGCCAACGAGAAGCTCAACTATTGGCCGGCCTTCTTTGGGAAAAGGAGAAGGAGTTGAGATAAACTCAGTTTCACTCAAGGAGATTCCCAAAGACCTACAAAAAGACTTGTGATTGACGATAGTAGCAGACATCAAAAGAGTTCTGTGCCCAAGCCTAAGCAAATAGTCCTTGGCAAAATCTGACACATCTACAGGCTTGAACACAACCTTTGCTAGCTTTCGACCATACCCTGAGTCATATTCACAGACCCAGTTCTCTTTATCGTAGTGTCTAATAAAAGTAGTCAGTCTATCAACATGAGATTTTAGCATATCATGTTGTCTGGCAAAACCAGCAAATTCTTCAAGCTTCTCTTTAAGCCCTTCAAACTTTTTAAGTATTCCTTCAACGTGACTTAAGCGATCTTTGACTTTTGGAAAGTATTTATCTCTAACCCACAAGAAAGAGTTAAGCTGACTCTTTTCTCCCAGCCAGTTCATCTTTAGAGTGCTTTTTACAAATCTCTCAGAAATTGCAATCTCAATAAATCTTGAGAGCTCCTGCTCAGCATTATGAGACTCATCAAGTACAAGAAAATTTCGAGGAGTAATTTTTCCATTATAAGTTGCTTCAGTTAAAAAATACGGAAAGTTAACGACTGACTCTGGGGACTTCAAGAAGTCATCTTTATTTTTCCTATAAGTGCAGTGTCCTGAGCAGGTCTTAAAGAAAGGTGTATCTTTCTCAACAGACCTTAGCATCGCCTGAGATTCTGCACAACTATTGTTCTTGTGAAAGACGCACTGGTAATTTGACGCAGATTTTATGCTTCTCATAGGGCCATAGCCCCCGAAATCTTTTACGTACTGGTCCTGGAGAATCTTTTGGGTAGTAACAAAATACGCTCCTCTTCCAAATCCTTCAATGTCTTCGTTGACAACATAGTTAAGATATCTAGCAACTGTGACGCCAATTGCCGACTTTCCGCAGCCCGTACCCATTTCAGCTATGAAAAACTTTTTATCAGAGGATAAAAACGAATTCAAGATCCTGTTGATGGCATCTTCTTGCACAGGCCTGGGTTTTTCGTGAGGAAAGTAATCGATCCAGTCTTCTGTTTTAATCATGTAATGATTCTACCTTAAAGATCTTGTTTTTACATGTGATAGAATTGAGTAAAACAATTCCTTCAAAGCAAGTTTTTATTATCTGCTTTTTCCCATTGACTGTCCAGGCATCACACTTGTTCTTTAGATCGTTTAGCCGGATAGATCTAAAACCTTTACCTTTATCTGACGAGAATGATCTTTCTGACTTCGATATGAAATTTGCAATTCTGCTCAGGACTTCATTTAATTCTGGGGTATCTTTTTGACTGTTTCTATACAGTTTTAATGCACCATTTTGAAACTGCACTCCCACTTCAACTCCCTCCACGTTTGTAAAGATATTGAAGTAATTGTTACCCCGAGTATTTCCTGTTTGGAGAAAGAAATCTTGGTTGTTTTTATCAAGCAGTTTGCAAGCTGCAGATGCGCATACTTGCTGGACGATCCTGTCTAAGGGCTTAAAAAAGTCAGTCCTAAGCGCTATGTCTTTCATTCTGGTCAAATCTGCAGAGTCGTTGTCAAAAGGATCCATGTCTGTGTCAAATCTATATGCAAGCTCATCAACAAGAATTAAAAAATCATGACAGTTTAAAAAGTCATTCGCGATAGCAGGATTTCGAACTAAGACTTCCGAGATCTCTCTAAACGCTTCTGCAAAATAACAGAGTGATATATCTTTCCATTGATTAGGTACTTGATCATAGTTCGGGTCAAACAAAGAGATCAAATATCTAGGGGCTGAACTGGACTTCCTGGTCTCAAGCTTTTTGCTATATTTTTCAAGCTGGTTTTCAGAGATTTCTGAGAGACATTTGAGCTCACAGATCGTTACTATTTTATTCCCTCTAGAAACACAGATATCAAAGCGATGCTTTTCTGCTTGAACTTCATCTTCAGGCTCTACGTTATCAAAAACATCAACGATATCTGGGTGATCTAGCGAAACACCTACTTTGATCAGCAAGGAAATTCTTCTAGACCAAAATTTTTCATCGTATGCGTCGCCAAGAGAAGAAATTGGAGTGTTGAGAAGACAAAAAACTAGCTCTTCATCAGACATTTCCGACGCAGTTTTTGTCTTAATGATGTCATGATAAAACATTTCCTTTTTTGGAGGATTTACTTTTTCCAAAGGAAAAGGAATTACATTATCGGGAAGCTCTTTTGACAATTTATTTCTACTCTAGTAAAATTGAGTTAGATCTACACCTTTTTCTTTTGCTTCGTTCAGGTATTTAAGAGGATCATAGCTTGTATCTTCAGAAGCTGAGATTGAATTCCAAGCTGCTTGAATTCCTGACTTGAGGGTATACTTAGGTTTCCAGTTAAACGCTAACTTAAACTTTTCTGAAGACAGTCTGTGATTCCCAAGATAGTCAGTTTCGGGATGCCATTTTATCTTATGCATCAAATCTAATTTTGAAACTCTTTCCATCACCCTTACGATTTCTCGAGTATCATAGGGGTTTTCTGCAGCGATATTAAAACTAGTGCCCCATGCCTGGTTGTGACACGCTAGTGCAACTCCATCGCAGAAATCTTCAACATGCATGTAATCCTTGACTTTAGCTGGGTCAAGAAACATATCTATTTGTTCTACACCCTTAGTAGCAGCATAAAAAGTCTTCGATATTAGGCTGTTCATGTCGCCGACACCTCCGTAAGCAAACAGAGGCCTCACGATATTATAGTCCTTGCAAACTGACATCACGATATCTTCAGATGCTCTTTTTTGAATTCCATAAAGAGTTCTTGGAAATCTCGCTGACGTTTCGTGAATGACGTTTCTTTGATATGCAGCTGTATCGTAAATCACTGTAGTTCCGATATAGCAAACTGGAATATTCAATTTTTTTGCAGCTCTACAAATATTGTATGTTCCTGTCACATTAGATTGCGTAGACTCAGAACTGTTAAGGGCAACAACATCAGTTCCCACAACCGCAGCATTGTGCACTACTAAATCAATTTCGTTGGCAGATAACTCTCTAGCCCAGTCATCTTCTGTGTTTCTATACACACAAGGTTCGCCCGTATCAAGGCACACCAAATTCTTGTTGTTCAAAAACGGAACAAACTCGTGCCCAAGAGCATCAAAAGAGGCAGGTAGATTCTTTGCGATAAATCCTTCTTCACCTGTAATCATTACTCGCATGACATGATCTCCATATCTGTTTTCTTAAGAGTTAAAACGTTACCTGAGGGTGTTTGAACGGAATAAGTTTCACCGTATCTGAGAGAGTGCAAGATTATTCCTTGCTCCTTGGTTTCTTTAACCACGATCTTTGTTCCGGGCCAAAGAATGCTCTCATCTTCCAAAATAGGCTTTCTTTCGTTAGTCGTCAATGAAATTTACGCTCTCAAAATCAAAAGGCATGGTGTTTTCTTTAGTTGCACGAACTGCTTTAATCGGATTAGACTTAGCAGATGTAGCGAAATCAAAAGAAAGTTGATTATCTGAATCTTCATTGCCGATGATCGAATTGATCTTCTTTAGTGCTCGATTTTTTACAAACTCGTCTGTGCTGGTGGAATAGATTTCGCACAAACCTACACACATCTGGATCCACTCAAATTCGAAATCAAAATAATCATCATCTTTAAAACCTAAGACATGAAGAGACTTCGCAAACGAACAAAGTTGTTCATGTGCTTCAATTAAAGCGCTTTTTGTTTCGCTGACATTCATAAAATTTCTTACTTTCTCAGGGGAATCATTGCCCTGCTAATATTATTTCCTTCCACGTGTATTAGGAAGGCCTGAGACGGTGGAAGCGTTGATTTTAAAACTTGTAAAGCCTCACTCAACTCGCCGTCAAACTTTCCAATGGATTTCAGAGACACATTAGAAGACTTGATACTATTGCCTTCTTTGTTTCCCCAAAAAACCATTGTTTCCTTTTTCACTACTTCAAAAATATTGTCATCAATTTTCTTAATAGGGTACAGGATCAAATTAGGCATTTGAGTCTGTCCTTTAAATCTATCCGCATTTTCTTCAGTAATGATGTCGTGTTTCATGCTTACTGCGTGAACCCCGTGTACTGTTCAATTATAAGCTCTCCAGATTCATTTACACGGTCTAGATAATCGACAAGCTGATCTCTGGTCGTATTAACAGATTGTCCTGCTTCACTAAGCATCACATTGAACTTTCCATCCGGGAGACCTTCTGCAAAGAAAACAACAGGCTTATTGATGCCATAAGCATATCCTGCTTCCCAAATAGTACCGAGATCTTTTGCCTCAGTATTGCAAAGAACAAAATCAGCCCACTGAATCTTTTCGCAGTTCACATCAAAGATGCGTTGACGATCTTCTTGAGTTGCATTTGGTTTGAGAACGAAAAAATCCTTTGGACTAAAATACTCATGACCAGTTGCAGTCAAAGCATTCTTCATAAACTCGACTTGATCAACTTGCTTAGGATTGAAAAAAGGTGATGCGATATAAACTTTCATTTTTTCTCCAAAATTATGAAATTCCAATGTAGAAGCCTACGCCTAGGCCTACTGTAAACATAAAGGGTATAAGCACAGAGTATAAAGAATTCTTTCTTTTAGTTTCCTCTAGCTCTATAATAGCAGCCATTAACATAACTCTTAAGATTTCTGGATTTAGATTATCTGGGGGTAACAATGAGCGCTCCTAAATTATGATAGCTTTCATATTCAATATTGTATTTTTTTCCGAGGACTTCTCTCACTATTTTTTGCATCTGTGCTGAGTTTCCTGTGATTATCTTGTAGGGCGGAAAGTTTTGATTCGACCAAGAAATAACCATTTTTCTAGCCCAGTCATGATCAAAACCGTGAAGATCTAGTTCTCGAAGTCTCAAATTTAATTTCCTACGACAAAGATGTTTTCTTAAGTCTTTCTCTTAAAGCATGTCCAACATCAGGTAGCTGAGCACCGAATTCAACTATATCGCGATATAAAAACTCGTCTGATTTTGCAATTGGGTGTAAGTACTGTTCCCAAATAAGAAATTCTTGTTCGCTCATTTCTTTTTCTTTGTTTGACAACAGAACTGCATTTGCTTGGTAAAAGCTTAGCTGTAGATCGATTGAACTATAAATCAGCTCTCGCCTTCTTGACGTGTTTTTATTTGAAAACGGCACTTTATCGACCCATTCGATCTCGATATTCCACTTCAATGTCATTGATCTGTGCTAGCAGTGAGTTCCAATGTTGGCGGAATTTGCTATTTTCACCTGTTTCATCTTCAGGCGGGTTAGTACCGTTAACATCATCTCTTTCAGCCTGATAGATCGTATCATTCGGATGGTATTCAATCTTAGCGTCAGTATCAGCGTCGGGCCAATAAAGGTTCGTTCCGGTTCCGGCTCGAAGATTACGCACGTAGTGCATGGCGGGACCTGTCAGAGTCTTAGTTCCGATAACAGTTGCTGCCTCTGGGATAACCTTGCAAACCTCAAGTGCCATCTTAGCAGCCATCAGATTATCTGCTGCGGGCTGAATTTGCTTATCACATCGCTGCCGAATGAAACCGATCAGGTCTTTCAGATTAAATCGAGCATAGTAAAAGGTTTCGATGGCACGTGGCAGAATGGTCCGGGCATCCATAATACTAATCTCCCTGGTATCGATCATATCTGCGTAAAGCTGCTTACCTGCTTCAACGTGGTCCTTCCAGCGATCATAGATTTCAGGACTGTTTTGAACAGCAGCTGGGACCAAAGCACGACTATGTGATTGCCAGCGATCACCGGTGCATTGAGCAGCAAAAGTGCCGGCTCGATGTCGGATCAAGTGAGTAACGGTCTGGAGATCGATTCCACCAATGAGGAATGTGAAGGACATTGCTTCCATTCCAGCAGGAAGAGCGCGAAACTGCATGACATCTTCAAGAGTCTCAGAAAGCTCGCGCTGAGTGGCATTCAAGGGGTCAGTTTCTTCGGGGGAATCAGCCCAGGTAGCTTTTACATAACGGTATGCGACATTGCGGATTTGCTCGCCAGTAGGACTGTCAACAAGCTCAACACGCAGTGCATCAAGATCGTTAACAAATTCAGTTTCCGGCTTCTCTTCAAACCGAAGAGGCATGGGCAAAGTAACAGGTTCAAGATTGGGGTTTTGAGGCATGCTGTTTATCTCCTATGAAAGCATAAGAAATACTACATCATGTTATCAGATTGTTCAAACTATTTTAGATCTTGTTCCCAAAAAGATCGTTTGACCCAGAGCGCACGATAGAGATCAACAATTACTTTAGCTGCGATATCTCTGATTATCTTTTCGTTGTCTCTTCCCTTGAGTTCTTTTTGCACAAAACTCATTACTTTTTTCTCGAGGTTTTGCCTTAAAAAGTCTCTAATCTCTCTTCTTGCTATGCCCTCAATACGACGAACGTCTGTGTCTGTGAGCGCTTCAAGCATGAGATTAACTGTTTTCTCTCTTGCTTCCTTCACCATTGGATTTTTCGGTTCAGGAGGAGCTTCATACGTAGCCAAGACATGACCCGAGTCTTGCTTCTCACCTTTCTTGACGTTGTGAATGAATACGTCAATACCTTCAAAATCTTTCGAGCTTCTAACCATGTTTTCAACAGCTGCTCTGTTAGGGTCTGAATCTTCATAGAAGTGCATTGTCGAAGGATTGAACTGTTTTGCATAGCCTCTAAATTTAGCAGCTTTGGCCGCCGGAGAAGAAGTGTTTACAGTATCGATGACTTGTAAGTTCACGTTTAGTTTTGAGAGGAAATCTTTAATACCCTGCCTAGCCTCGGGACCCCTGGCAGTAAGAATCGCAGCCGCGGTAACTCCACACTCAACAACATTCTTCAGAATCTCAAAAACTTCAGTTGTCTTGGTTGATCCTGGGTCTACATCATCAAATTCTGAGTAGTCAAACTCTTCTGTGCTTGATAAGGATTCTTCTCCCGTACCAAACTTAACAGCGTACTCGTCGGGAGTAAAAGACCTTTTTCTCTCACCTGATTCTTTGTCTACGACATGAATTACTGAATCTGTTATAGCTACCGTCTCATCAAAATCAAAAACTGCGAAAACATCGCAATCACCCTTAGAAGCGTCCGGAAAAGCTTCGGTCATGACTCTTTTGATCTTGATTTTTCTCATTATATAATTCCTAGACGCTTGGCTGTGTCAACAATATCAGAATGGCGCTGTATGAGATCATTAACTTGTGCGTTTGAATCTCTCACGGGTAAATATGTTCTATTCTTTCCTAAAATCTGGTTTTGATCTTTTTTGTCGACCCATTTTCTCATGTCTTTGAGCAGATCTACAATGTCCTTTCTTAACCCATTGACTCTTACGTTATCGTAGAAGTCAGGATCTTCTTCGATCTTTTTGTCAATTTTTTCTCTGATATCAGAGAGATAGGGAAGGCTATACATAAAAAATCCTCTGCAGAATTAAATATGCCCTATCCGTTAAAGTTTTGTATTACCGCTTCTACCTCATCTCCGCTTTTTACCACAAAGACATTGTCAACACTTTCAAGCTCTGAATTGTACGGTTTTTTCGGTGAAATTACCTTCACACCATGCTTCGCATATTCTCTGGAGTGCTTGGGAGAATCATCTATCGCACAGAATATTGCATTTCCGTCATAATACTTTGATTTTGCTGCCCAAATCATCTTCTCAGGAGAAAAAGATATCCGATGAAACTTCAATCCTGAATTTGAAAGCCACGTGTAAGTATCATACTTGCATGTCTGGTTCCAGTCAGGTCTTGCAGTCAGAACATGAATCCAGTACCCTTTATCATATAAATCATTTACAGCACTGATCATGCTTTGATCTACTGTTAGAGTTCTTAGCATTCTTGCTTCAATAAAGTCTTGAAAGATCAGCTCAGGATTATACTTTTCTCTTGGTATGCCTTCTGTGAAATAGTATTCGCTAGAGTTTACATCAACATTGACTCCGTCTAGAGAATTCAAATAATCAGCATACCCTTCTCTAAAATTTGCTACTACATCGTCGACATCAACAAGTACTACAGGCTGACCTGCCCACTCTTTGTCATTATTGTATTTGATATCTAAGTACGCAGCCTTGTCATCAAAAGCTTCTAAAAACTCATCGGCTGTAAAGCCCCACAAGTTCATAATCGCCAAAAGATAACGAAAACAGTCAATCCCTTCGAACAAGATCGAATTCTTTACAATATCTTTTCTTTCACTTGCGTGATGTTTAAAGTTAATCTCTCTGACAAGGGAAGAAACTTCATTATGAAGAGCGAGCGCAAACTCTTGTGTAAGGCGCTCTTTTTCTTCAAGGGAGAGATTCTCTTGATCAATAAATTTAGAAGAAAAGCTTTTCTGAGTTCTGAACAGATACTCGAGCAGGTTAGTATTCTCCTCTGACCCTGTCCAGATTTCTTCTATTCTTTTCGCAAAATGCGTTAAAAAATTCTTTTGGCTCATAACCCATCAAAATCAACGCTTCCAGCTTATATGTGAAATCGTCAATCATCTCCTCGAGAAACGCATCTCGATCAAATTCTTTGTTCTCAGTGTGCTTGTGAGGCTTCCAGTTCTTAAGATGAAGAAGTGCTTCAAATGCTTCTTCAGTACCTCTGTGAATGATATCACGAATGAACTGCTGTGCCTTCTTATCAGAAGGGTCCACAGGCCACTCAGGTAGAGGCTCTTTGTTCTGGGAAAGCTGTTCCATAAATCTTTCCTGCAGAAAGAAAATGGCATCTAATCTATCAGAAGATGTTTCTGACATCTTACTCAGTCTCGAGATTTAGCGCTTCAGCTTCATCGACCATGCGCTGATCATTCTTAGTCTGGCGTCGAACGAATTCCTCAGACAGCGTCACGGAACTATCTCCTCGCTGAACATTGAGTTCGATCTGACGTAGATGATCTACGATATCAGTTCCAGTCAGCAGAGCACGCTGCAAAGAGCGAGCAACTTCACCGATCACTTCATCATGCAATTTATAAACTTTCTTAGCCATTTATACCTCCTTGGCATTTATGACTAATTGTATTGAATCCGAGCCAAAATGTTTATAAACTTTATCCGCAGTGGTATGTAACTCCGACGAAAGCACGCTTGTAAGGACCGATCTGTTCGCAACGATACTCGGTGGAGTTGAGATCGAAGTCGCAGTCCATCGTGATCTTAGCGACTGTGTAGTTGTGAAGTAGATCGTCGTCTTGCCTCATACCATACCCTGCGAGGTCTGAGGATGTGATATAGTCACCGTTCTCAAGGTTGCCGTTGATATCTGTTACCCACATTGCACCTTCGCCTACAGAGTTAATGATGACGCGGTCGTCGCCTGCAGGCTTATCAACACTTGTTCCCCAAATACCTTGTGTAAAGCTTCGCTCGTCACTGTCTGTATCCTCCACATTAGAGACAACACCAAAGACCCTCTTGTCGTTCGCCACTGAAGAAAGCTCAACTTTAGGCATGGCATCATTGATAGTAATATCATCTTCTCCCATTGAACTGTATTTACCTGTTGAGACAACAATAAGACCGACCTTATCTTCAAAGTCCGCAACTGTTCCCTCCTGCGGGATAGATCTGTGTTGACCTGTGAAGGTGAGCTGGCCGACATCAGTTTGTTTGGCTATATAGCCTCTACCTGCATCTGCATTGTTCCAATATCCATTCACAAGTTCTCCGTCAGTGTCCAGGACGAAATATTGAAAGGTAAGCTTATTGTCAGAATCAAGACCTATGTTCCAACCACCCGATGAGCCGTCTTGATAGAGCCTATCAATCATAATTCTATGCCCGAAATTAGTCCCCGCTTGGCGAATCATAAGAGGAGAAACACAGCCAGACGGCTGATCTGTTACCCTGTTAACGTAAAGCTTATCAATTCTTGTGTCGGCTGTAAAAGAAGCCTCGCCTGTAAAAGAAGCATCTCCAGCACAGCTAAGAGAACCTGGGTGGTTTGGATACCATGGGTGACTGCTGCCGTTAACAATATTAAGCCGTTGTATGGACATTGAACTATCGTGGTCTTGTTCAAAAAGCACCCCATCAGTTCTAAGATTGCCGTATATTCTTGAGCCGTCGCGTATATGAAGAGCTCCGTTGGATGAGAAGAGCACAACATCATCATTATCGACGTCTTTATACCCAACAGTAGAGAATCGACCTAAATCTAGGTATGATCTATTCGCAAACTTAACGTAAGAGCGATGGTCGCCGAATCTATAATAAGTATCATTGCTGTTATTCACAAACAAATTTCGTGTTATTAAGAGGCCATCGTCATCACCCAAAGTCCACTCTTCAGGGTATTTTGACATACCTGGTCCTTCAGGATTTCCAATAAAGATATTAGACTGCGGGTCCATGACAATAGAACCCGTTATCTGGAGCTTAGGACCGTCAGGGCCGCCACCCATGGGACCATAAGTATAAAATCTTGGGTTTGATGGCTGCCCAAATTCAAGATCTGGGAGCCATTGGTCCCGCCCAGACGCTAAGCTAACTCGATCAGTAAAACGAGGGTCAAGGTTGGGGTTAATATGATCAGTGGGCGCCCAGCCGCCACTCATTAATGAATAAGTGGGGTGGAAGCCGGCAGAAATTCCTGGCTCTGTCTGGTAAAAACCGCCTATTTCAATTTTTGGAATCTGTGTGTCATTGGGCATACTGCTTATTATAGATGCTACGAGCCCAGTTCCTTCAGGATTGTGGGTGTTGCTGCCCCCTATAACTGAACCATTGTATCTAAAGTACTGCGTGGGGGCAACAGACCAAGTAGTTGCATCCCCAGGAACATCAATTATTAAACTTCCTGTATGAGTATGCGGATTTTCAAGATTTGACCATCCGGAGTCTCCTGAGCCATCTGCTCCTGCTGGGCCTTGTGGTCCTGCTGGACCTTGTGGGCCTGCTGGACCTTGTGGGCCTGCTGGGCCTTGCGGGCCTGCTGGGCCTTGCGGGCCGACTCCGCCGCCACCCACGACTCTATTATTAACACCATCCTGCTGCACCACAGACGCAGCTTCTTCTCGACGAACCACGCGAACAATGGCACCATCATCTCCTGTCGATTGCAGAAAGATTCTGGTGGTGTTAGTAGTATCAAAGTAAACTGTAACAATTCTTGAGCCTGAAGCACCTGTGAGCTCATCCATGTGAGACCAGACATTGGCGTTATTCATCTGCCAGATGCGAATTGGCACCCGTGAGTAGATAAACATACCTGCGATATTAGCATCATCTGCTACACCGTCAGTAGCTAAGGATGGGCCTGTGAGACCCAAGGTTACTCTATTAACGCCTGCGACTAGATTTGTTGGATTCATTCAAATGCTCCTGTGTGTTTACTGACTGTTACTGCAAGGGCAACATAAACTACATATGAAGCAATTAATTTTAAATCAGATCCTCTCTCGGACCATCTCTTCGGGACGCTCTAAGCCTTTATTAATCGTGTCAATGTCAGGGCCGTACGAAAATCTTAAATAATTTTTAAATTTATTCTACGAAAAACATTCAACCCGCTCACGATCGCCTTATGGAACGTGAGCGGGCTGGATATAAACAGTAAGAAAAATTTGTTAATACTATACTATTTCTGTGATATTAAATCGATATTTCTTACCTGTCTTTCGATTGATAAGGAAGAGATCATCTGAGCCTTCTTGAATGGACCAGTGACCGTTTGTTCCATCGACTTCATTGGCTCTTCCTTCATTGTTCAGATTAATATCTCCCACTAAAAGATTTGGCGTCTTAACTTGGTCACCCTCTGCTTTAATCCAAGTGTCACCGATGTACATCGAGTTAGGGCTTAAGTATAAGTGTCTTATTTTCTTTTCTGCCGTGCCAATATCATATGTAGCGTTAGTATCAGGTATGATATGAGAGTCTAAGTTGCCATTTAGGTAAGCAGCAACATCTGTGTTTGTATAACCGCCTGTACCTGAGACGAATTCAAGCATTGTCCCTGCGTTATTAACTCTTGGATATTTTCCGGCTTGAGCGGCAAATGATGACGGAGTATCTGTTAGATCTAAGAATGAACTTGAGGCAATATGAACTTGATTATTCACACCATCTTGTGCAACATTTGAATCTGCTGTCTCTCTACGAACAGCTCTAACAACAACATTATCTTCCCCTGTCGACTGCAGGAAGATTCTAGTAATCTCAGTGTCATCAAAATAGACTGTCGAGATTCTAGACCCTGCTTCTCCTGTAAGAATGTCTAGCTCAGACCAGACATCAGCATTATTCATCTGCCAGATGCGGATTGGAACCCTTGTAAAGATGAATATGCCCGCGAGGCTGGCATCATTTGCCACACCAGACGTGTTGTTGGCGGGCACTGCAACTCCAAGTGTTAGACGATTCACTCCTGACGCGAGCGTAGTTGGTGTCATTTTTGATCCTCCTTTTTTGTTGTTTTTGGAAATAACACATTCTAATTATTGCCGAGCGGGAGAATAAAAATGAAAAATAATCGTAAACTAAATTCTCTCCTGGACCATCTCTTCGAGACGCGCCAAGCCTTTATTAATAGTCTCCATGTCAGGGCCGTACGAGAATCTCAAATAATTTTTAAATCTTGATCCCGCATTCTTCATTCTTTTCCCTGGATTGACATCAAAGAACTCTCCTGGGACAGCAATCACTTTCTTTTCTAAGCAAGCGTGAAAGAAATCCATGCCAGTGTTTAAGCCCTCAGGTAGTGCTGATACATTTCCCCATAAGTAGAATGATCCACCTGGCTCACAGTCAAATGTTACACCTATTTTTCTGAGTCCATCCATCATGACTTGACGTTTCTGTCTAAACTCTTTCTGAATAGACTGTGTCTCTTGAGTCACAGCTTCAGGCGTTACGAGAGATACTGCTGCTCTTTGAATTGGGCGAGGAGCTCCACCGTCCAAGAAGCTACCAGCGCTATTGATGGACTTAATAACATCTTTGGGACCAACTACCCACCCGATTCTCCACCCTGGATATCTTTGGTTTTTTCCGAGACCGTTAACTATCAATACATTGTCTTTGTTGACATCATTGATGTATTTGCAGCAACTTAGTGTCTCTCCTGATGGGACACCTTCCCAAACATAAGAGCTATAAAACTCATCCATAATCAGAGAGCATCCTGTCTCTCTTCCTGTTTTAATCCATTCTCTGAGGTGTCTTCCAGATATTGTCTTACCTGTAGGGTTGCAAGGATTTGAAACAAGTACTGCGCCCAATCCTCTTCCCTGGATCTCTTTTCTTAAATCTTGGTGAGAAAACGTGTATCCGTTATCAGGGTCAAGCATGATTGGAATAGTGTTAAAACCTTTAAAGGTTGACAAAAGCTCTTCATAGGCTGTGTAATCAGGTAAAAAGTGCCCTAAATTAATAGCGTCAAGAGCGGCAACCACTCGGGTTAAAATAGCTCTACCTCCACCGGCAATTGAGACATTTTCTGCTGTGTATTTAGATTTCTTATTTTTTCGGTAAAGAACATTGTACATGTTCGCGATGGCTTCGCGGAGTTCAAGAAGCCCACCGACAGGTGCATACTCATGATCACCTTCATCGATATCAATGTGGCTAATGCGCTCTAATCCACCCTCTAAGTACCCAGTCTCAGGCTGCCCTTGACCGAAATTACACCAATCAGGATGACCGCGATAGAAGCCTAGCTTCATAGCCGACGATGTTGTAAAAATAACACCAGTTTTTGGAACCTGACGAAACACAGATTTTGTCATAGATACTCTCCGTTAAAGGCACATCTATTAACTATTCTATTTCGACACCTACTTCGACTGAGATTTTCATTTCGGGCATGCCAACGTGATCAACTAGGCCGATTTCTAGGCACTCATCAGCTTCGAGAAACCAGTCTGCTCTTCCGCGCTTGTGAATCTCTTTGAGGAAGTAATCTGGTCTTTTCCCGCAGTTGGATGACATAAGACGCATAATCTTGTTATTCAAGCGATCCGACTCATTAACATCTGCTTTTAGCTCTTCCACTTTTTGGCGACTGCTCATAGAACTAACATCATGAATCATAATAGTTGAGTTGGGCGCAGCATATCGATATCCCTTGGTGCCACAAGAAAGAAGAACAGCTCCGCATGACATAGCCTTGCCTTCTGCGATCGTCATAATTGGAAGTGTTGCACTTTCAATCGTATCAATCATGTTTAAAAGAGAGTATACTGCACCACCGTATGAGGCAATAACTACAGGAATCACAGGCTGCCCAGTATTGTGAGCAGCATTGACTTCATCTCTAAATTTTCTAGCAGCATCCTCATCAAAATTATTGACAGTAATAATGATCGGATTGTATCTTAGCTTGACTTCGCTAATCTTTTCATCTATTTGTATAGTTTTTCTCATTTTGAAAAATCTCCTCAGATATAACTATCCGCACTTTCCATGTCCGCAGGATTTACATGTGACGCATCCTTCTTGATAGATCAAAGATCCTTCCGCGCCACAGTTTTCACAAACTTCTTCGCTTGCTGCTGTACCATCCGCAATATAATTCTTAAGAACTCTTGCAATTACTCGAGAGAAAGATGAGAAATCAGTATCTCTATCCTTCTGAAGTTGTTCAACCATAAAGGAGACTGGCGCGCCGTGACGAAGAGCAAGAGAGATAGTTCTTGTAAAAGCTGAGTGTGTTGGGTTGTCAAACACTTCCACGACATCCTTGATGCAAAACTCATCTGTCGCGTGCCCAAACCTAAGGTCGTACTTAGAGTTCTTTGTCTTTCGAACTCTCTTTGTCAGAGTTCCATCTTTATAGTACCTGGGAATCTCAATCTTATTGGCTAAGCCACCAAAAACCTCGTAGGGCTTGCCATCCATGAGGCCAACAAGAATTGTCCACTTTTCACCTTTGATGGAAGTCTGATGAATATCACAGTCTAGAAGATCAGGACGCTTAGGTGCTGGAGTCTCAGAGAAAGCATCATCATTTGGCTTGGTATCGCTTGAAACAAGAACGCCAGATCGAGAACCATCTCTGTAAACTGTCACACCCTTCAAGCCTTTCTTCCAGCCACGCCAGTAAACTTTTTTCACATCATCAACTGACACATCGTTCGGAAGATTAATAGTCTTGCTAATTGCGTGACACACCCATCGCTGGGCGGCGGCTTGTAAGTCTACAGCAGACTCCCAATTAATTTCATTTGCAGTTGCTTCTGCGTATGGACTATCTTCAATCTCAGTCAGCCCTGTCGCATCCATCCACTGCTTGAACCCATGATGATACACATCAAATTCTTGCCACTTATCTCCGAGATCATCTACAAAATCAGGAGTAGCATCTGGATCGTTTGAGTTTATCTTCTTTCTGCGTGTGTATTTTAGCATGAAAGCAGGCTCAATACCCGATGTTGTCTGGGTAAGCACAGAAACGCTTCCGCAAGGAGCGGTGGTAGTTAATGCAATATTTCTCCTACCGTGATCTCTGTGCAATTCTCGAAGCTCTGGCGCAGCTTCAAAAAGCCTCTCCATAAATGGGTGACCTTCTTCCTTGTCAAAGTCGTAAACAGGGAATGCGCCTCTTTCTGTAGCCATATGACAAGAAGACTCGTAGGATCCGATAGCCAAAGTGCTATAAATTTTCTCAGTCAGCTTGATAGACTTCTTAGAGCCATACTTTGCACCAAGCATAGCCAAGGTGTCTCCGATTCCTGTCACACCCAAACCTGTTCTTCGACCGGCTTGAGCAACCTCTTTAATCTTTCGCCACAAAAGGAGTTCATTTCTTTTGACTTCATCTCCTTCGGGATCAGCTTCAATCTTATTGATTATCTTATCAACACACTCAATCTCAAGATCAATCAGATCGTCCATGAGACGCTGGGCTTTTCCTGCGACCTCTCGGAAAAGGTCGTAATCAAATTCTGCTTTCTTTGTAAAAGCATTATTGACAAAAGAAGTCGTATTCAAAAGAAGTAAGCGGCAGCTATCGTAAGCTGAAAGAGTAATTTCGCTACAAGGATTTGTGCTGATTGTGTGAAAACCATCATCCTTATAAATTTGAGCAGGTGTATAGTTTAGAACATTATCCCAGAAAAGAAGGCCTGGCTCAGCAGATCCGTGTGCAGACTCAATGATCTGATTCCAGATATCTGCAGCTGAAGCTGTTCTGGTGACAACCTTATCATCTCCGGTAGCATCAACAGGGAAACGAAGCTCATAATCTTCATTGTTCTCAACTGCGGTCATAAACTCATCAGATAGCCTGACGGAGATATTCGCACCTGTCACCTTCGATAGATCACGCTTGATATTAATAAAGGTCTCGATGTCTGGGTGATGAATTGAGATAGTGAGCATGAGAGCGCCTCTACGACCTCCCTGCGCCACCTCTCGGCAAGAGTTAGAGAAACGCTCCATGAAAACACCGATGCCATCAGTTGTCTTTGCAGCGTTAGAGGTACGCAAACCGTGCGGTCGGATGGACGAGATATCAAATCCAACACCTCCGCGGCGCTTCATGATCTGAACCTGCTCTTGATCTGTCTTTAAGATTCCACCATAAGAGTCTTGGGGTGAGTCTACAACAAAGCAATTAGACAAAGACTGGATCTGGTGTGTGTTACCGATACCTGACATGGGTGAGCCTTGCGGAACAACATACTTAAAATTCTTGAGAAGATCATAAATCTCATCTTCGCTCATTGGATTAGGATACTTTGCTTCTATTCTAGCAAATTCCTTCGCAATCCTCTTGTGCATCTCATCAGGCGTGGACTCAAGGTAATTTCCTTGATTGTCCTGCAATGCATACTTCGTAGCAAAGACGGAAGCAGCAAGCTCGTCGCCACTAAAATACTCTAAAGACTTCTCAAAAACTTCATTATAATTTGCCATTTTTCTTCCTGGTTATAATTATTTTTTACATTATTGCTTTTCGCTGGTTTTGTTTTCTCTTTTACTGACTTGTTTCCACTTTTGTTGCAAAACCTTTTTTATGTCAGTTTCATTCTTATCTTTTGCTTCTTCAAGAGTCATCTCATCAGCATTTTCAATAACAGAGAACATAGACATAGCAGTGTTTAGCTTGATGGGAAACAGTATTCCGTCTCGACCAGCTCTGTTCTTCGCGATATAAAGCCTGCCTAAGCCGGAAGCTTTTTCAGCAGGCTTTCTTGAGATCGAAACAACAACATCAGCGACTTGAGCTTTTCCGTATGATTCTGACATGTTTTCGAGACCTACAATATCAGAAGATGCGCTATCTCTATTGCTTTGAGAAGCAGTCCAGATCGGGATGTTTTTCTCCATCGCCAAGTTACGAAGATCTTCATAGACTTTTTTAAGCTCATGCCGCATAGATTCATATTGCCGTGATGATCTCATAATATCTGCATAATCGATCACGAGAAGATCAGGAATAAATCCTTTTAAGGAAAGCTTTTCAATGTGCGACCTAAGAGTTTGGACTGTAGCAGTACCTGTTGGATATTCCTTGATTATGATTCTGCCCAAACCTTCCATTTCTGAGTATGCTTCTCTTACTTCTTCAGATCTCTCTGGAACTTCGTTCGATGGAATCATGCAGATGTTTGAATCATACCTTAAGCCTGTTGCGTTTTCGGTAAGTTCAAAAGTGTAGTGAATAACATTCTTACCTTTTTTAACAGCGGCTGCGCCAAGATTAACAAGCATATGTGACTTACCTACACCTGTTGGAGCGGTAATCACACCAATCTCTCCTCGGCCTAAGCCCCCATTTAAGATACCTTTTTGATCCAGCGCTTCAAGTCCTGTGGGGACAGGATGTCGACTAACTCTTACAAAGCGTGCATCCATATCTTCAAAAAGATCGTGACCAATTGAAGGGGTAGTTCCAACAGCGAGGGCACTTCGCATGAGATCCATAACAGAGTCAAACTTATCTGTCTGAATGAGATCTACAGCTTGCTCAAGTGCACCTCTAAAAGCTTGCTTCCTGCAAAAATCGAGAGCTTTGTCCTTGACGTATTCAAGATCACCCATGTCTGGGTTGTGCCTGATTCTTTGTAAGTACTCAATTATTTGGTCACGAAGAACTGTATCATTTCCTGTTTTCAAATCGTCTCGTATAATCGACACAAGCAATTGGAGTGTAGGAAAATCTTTGTATTTTGTGTGGTACTTAAAGTATCTATCGGCCAAAAACTTAAGATATTTCAAGTCAAAGAAATCAACATTAATAACTTCAGACATCTGTTCTGCCCAAAGCCTATCTGTTAACAATCCTTGAACGATTTTTTCTTGGAAGGCCTTGCCGTAACTTCCAAAAGAGACACTCGAATCATCGTAAGACACGTATCTTACTCCTTTTACTTTACGTAAATCATGCTTAATAAGAGGCCTTCGACATCCAAATTTTGAATGCCCATTTTGATCAGCTCTCTCATCAATGTAATCTTATTTCTAGAAGGCTCAAATGTATCTATTATGTGATTGATTTGATCCATTTGGCCTGCCGATAGATTATTCGTATCTAAATATATCAGACGCCAATTTCTTTTCACGATATCAAAATTATCAACTATCTCTCTGTACAGCTTAATTTTCTTATCTGTGTTCGCAGAAGCAGCATCAAAAATTTCCATCAAAGTTGCTTCTTCGCTTGTTGCTAAAATAGGAAATCTCTTAGCGACTGACTTAAACCCTGCACCCTTAATCCCGTCAATGTTATCAGAGCTATCTCCCACCAGGCACTTTGCTAGGCAGTAATTCTCGCAAGATACACCTGTTAAGTCAACGACATCTTCAGCTTCAACAATCTCTTTTTTGCCGAGTCTGTATATTTTAGTTTTATCATTTAGCAACTGGTAGTAATCTTGATCCGATGATATGATGACTTTGTTTTCATCTCGTAAAGCGTACTTACAAAGATAGCCGATGACATCATCGCACTCACAGTCGCCAACATATACTTGACATATAGGTAGTTTCTTAAGCAGGGAGATTAGAGATGCAATCTGGTAATTTTTATTCTTTTCAGAATCAGGTATATCATCCCCATAGAACCTGTTCATTCTTTTGGGCTTTTTACCTTTTTTATACGCGGGATGAATTGATCTTCTTCTAGAAGATCCTCCCCCTTCCCAAACAGCAATAATCTTAGTCGGGGAAAACTTATTACAAACTCCTCGCAAAGTCTTAAGAAACCCTACAGTCCCACCTATATGATGGCCATGCGAAGACATTTTAGGATTTGCCGCATAACATCTAATGAAGATGTTCATGCAGTCTAGTACAAGAACAGTGTCATTCATTTTATTTGCCTGAAGAACCGAATCCCTTGTCAGATCTTTTTGTCGGCCTTACGATATCAGCTTCCATAAATGATGTGGTAGATGACAGCGTTTTAGCATGCACAGCGTAAACAACGATCTGAGCGACGCGATCACCCGTGCTTACGCTATAATCTTCTTTTCCGCCATTGTAAAGAATTGGGCAGATCTCACCCCTGTAGTATGGATCAACAATTCCACCCACAGGAAATACAGAATGCTTAAGTGCTAGTCCTGATCTTCCCTCAATCTTTAGCAGGATCACTTTATGGATATCATTGTCATAGGGAGTTTCGGCAAGAACCAAGCCTGTCTTAATTTGACGAGACTCTCCTGGAGGAATAATGCAATTTTCCACTGCATAAAGGTCCCAGCCCACATCACCGTAATTTTGAGTTGGAATAACCGCCGACGGGTGTGCTTTCTTAACTTTAATATTCAGACTCAATTTAACTCATCCTCAGCAAGATCCATTGCGATAGATCTTACTTCTTCATAAGAATTTGTATCAACTTCTTGATTGTCTTTAAAACGCTTTACAAGAATCTCTTCAAGCATTACTTCAATGTGCTTAGCATACTCAGGGTCATTCAAAAGGTCTTCCATGCCGCTCTTTGTGAATTTTTTCTCAACCTTGACTTCACCTGTTTTGGCGTCAGACACAGTAAGAGTCTTCCAGGCACCGGCACCTTCAACAGAATATGTGTTTCCTTTTGTGGTAACATCAGCTGAAGATCTAAGCAAGTCAGTTATCTGCTCATGCTCTTTGACACCTACGCCGAAGTGAATCTCGAACTGGCAAGACCTAAATGGAGGTGCAACCTTATTCTTGATCGTCTTTGCAGATACATTGATTCCTACGACATCACCCTTCTTGTTCTTGATTGGAGAACCAGCACCCAACTTAATTCGGGTAGAAGAGTGAAAAGGAATTGCCATGCCACCTGGAGTCGTAGTAGGATCTCCGTACATGACACCGATCTTGGTGCGTGTTTGGTTAAGGCATATGAAAAGAGTATTAGTATTTCCAATAACTTGAGTAATCTTTCTCATGCCCCTGGAAATAGAGCGTGCCTGAAGCCCGATCGTATCTTTGTCATAGTCACCTGTCAACTCAGCTTTTGGTGAGGAGGCTGCAACGGAGTCCCAAACAATAGTGATAGGAACATCCTTGTTCAATCCACGCGCTTTTGTAATCGTTGACTCAGCGACCTCAAATACTTCTTCGGTGCACGCAGTCTCAATAAAGACGAAACGCTTAGAAACATCAATTCCAAGCAGCCCTAAGTTCTCAACAGACGTCCCGTTCTCGGTGTCGATGTAAACCACAATACCCCCCATCGCCTGCGTATTGCGGGCGATTTGGAGGGCAATGTGGGACTTACCGATCGAAGGTGGACCAAAGATCTCTACAATTCTTCCGCAAGGAAGACCACCCCTTTTTCGATTAGCAACAATGTAATCAAGTTGGCGAATTCCAGTAGAGACCCAAGCCTTTACGTGTGTTGGAGACTCATCAACGCTGAGATTGTAGGCGATACGACTACCGTGATCCTTGTTAAGAGATTTAATCAAGTCAGAGGTGAAGTCATCAGTCTCTGGGCTCTTTGCAGTCTTTTTTCTCGCCATACGTCACCTCAACCTTCTAGAAGATCGGCAAATGCTTCATCAAGAGAAGTGTATTGCTTACCCTCTTCTTGCGTACTCTTCTGACTGGTGGTTGTGGTATCAGTCGTCGTAGTATTGGTTGTGGTGGTCGTCGTGGTCTGCTCGGTTCCGTCTGAGGAGGATCCATTGAGCCAGTCATTCACCTTCTTCTCAATCTCTTCGTAGGACTCGAGACTATACAGCTCATCGAGGTCCGGAAGACTGTCCAGCAAATTCTGGGTTTGTGTGTCATCATTAGTCAGTTGCGTTTGCTTCCCGCGAGGCATAACTGTAGTGGTGGCCCAATTTTGACCTGGCTGCTTGGTGATGGTAACTTTTACATCACGACCCTCCAAAGGATCGGTGATGTCTCCATAATCGGGATCAAGCATGATAGAAAGCAGATCCTGGTAGACACGCTTACCGAAGGACCAGAGTTGAGTACCCTTGTCTTCTTCACCTCGAACCACAACAGGGGCATAAGCACGCATCTTGGGATACAGGCGCTTACACAGCTCAGCAGACTCAGGGGTACCGTCGTCACGCAGCTTGTTGATCAGCTCCTGGATGGGATCAGGCTTACCGAACTGCTTGGGTGCGAGGATACCGCGATTCTCACCGATGTTGTAGTAGAACCAGCGCTCCTTGAAAGGTTGGCCGTCGGAATCTTTCCACGGCAGCAAGCGAATGGTGTATTCGCCCTCATCGGGACGCCAAAAGATCGAGCTTCTCTTAGGACCGTTCCCAGAGAGCTGTGCGACCTTACGTCGAATTGCATCAAAATCAAGTGCCATTTTTGTCTCCTTATTTCTGGCAGTTTGTATGTAGTAAATTTACACACAAAATCGCAGATGTTCAAGGGAGACTGTAATTATTTTTCGTTTCTTTGGCGGGCCAAGATGCGGGCGTTCAACTTCACGGGACGGCCACCATACATCTTAGCTGTGAACTCCCCGCGAGACTTCAGCGTGGAGGGATGGTTAGACGCACCCAAAGGCAGGGAGTATCCAGCAACGGCAGCGGAACCGGAAAACTCATCCATGTCCTGGCGATCTTCCTCGTTCTCTTCCTCGTCCTCATCCATGAGCTCAACTGAGTAAGCAGCGACATCTGCAGGCATCTTTCTCTTGCGGGCCTCTGTGATCTCATGCTGGATCATCTCTCGGATCAGTTCTCTCAATGCTTGCTCTTCCATGCTTTGCTCCTTAGACTCATGTATACCGGTAGCTCCGATCATGCCTTTGCCCCCGCCTTTCTTGATGTATATGCGCTTCATGGAGGTCTTGTAGTTTCCGGCTTTGCCGGGCGGGCCATCCATCTTCTTGAAGTCTTCCTTGTCTTCGTCGGTGTAGTGGACTAGAGATCCGTCACCCATACGTCCCATGATGGAAGCTGTGTACTGGCCCGTCTGGCCCGTTCGCGGCCACGCTTGGGGTAAGTTTCCTAACCTGTGCGCGTCGGGTGGGGCGATCCGGTGAGAAGTTCCGTGAGCTCCTGTCTGTGCTAGACCGGATCGTCTCTCGTGACCCCTCTTGATGTACTTTGGTTGAAAGCGCTTCTTCATAACGTTGTATAAGTATGCTTCAAGTAGAGAAAGGGTTCATCTCTCTCGATCTGCTGCCATGACCAGTTTGTTAGCAGAAGAGATCACCAGGGCGAGGGTCGGTTCCCGCATGGAGTAGAGTCGTGTGTCGTCTGTGAGTCCGTCGGCCAGAAGAATAGCCAGCCACTCCTCTTGAGTCAAGTCAACCCCAAACTTTTGTAAGAGGTAGAGAGATCTGTGTGTAGCGCGCATGTGTCGAAGTTCTGGATTAAACTTGTAGTTCTCACCGAGCTTATCACGTCGCCAGTCGTTATCCTGGGGTAAGTAGAGGTCTTGATTCTCGTCACCGACTTTTCCAATGAGGCAAAACAGAGAGCACAGGATGATGGACTCCTTCGGGAGTTTAGCATCGTGTGCTTTTACTAATTTGTAAGAAGCGTCAAGAATCTTTAATGCATGATCTAAAAGTCCACCGGGAAAAGAATTGAAATATTCTGTTCTCTCTGAGGATGGGCAAGTTACTAGTCTCTCTTCTATGTGCGTCAAAAGATTGATAACAGCTTGTGATCTGTCACCTAGCTTCTCGCAAAGAGACTTAAACATCTCATAATCTCGCTGCATCTTCTCAATATTCATTTCAATAGTCAATTTACCAACTCTTTCTTAATGTAAAAGTGTGCGTCCAAATTATCTGCCTTGCTACCCACTTCGCACAAGGTGTCTAAAAACTTTACTTCATCGGGAGGACAATCTATAAGAAGCGCATCATGAAGAATGAAAACAGGTCTCATGCTCTTGCCGTGGTCCTCAATAGCTTGAATCATTCTTCGGAACCCTTGCAAGGCAACGTCGACGGCAGTTGACTGGATAAGATTGTTGTATAAGACGTGCTCTGAGTCGTTTCGAACCCGAATATTTCTACCGTAATAATTTTGAATAAATCCTGACGTTGCTTGCTTTGATAGTTCTTCTCTTATTATTTTCGCCCCAAAGAAACTATCGAGACTGTTCATTGTCTCTGCGGGATCTAGCATGGTTCCTGATAAGATATCTTTCACTCTCTTTTGTCCCATACCATATAGCAATGCGATCGTGAGAAGCTTAGCGGATTCTCTGCCAACCCTGTTATCGAGAATGTTATTGGCAACATTGTTGTAGATATCTTTGGGTGGATTATGCCCGATCATTGAAAGAGCAACTCTTGGCTCAAGGCTCGTGTAGTCAAGCTGAACTATTCGTCCTTTATCGAACCTAGAGGTCAAGATAGCACGATGCTCTTTTTTAAGAGTTAGGATTTGCGGGCCTTTTCGAATAGTCAATCGTCCTGTATTGGTAGAAGTAAATCCATAAACAGGCCTTTTTGAAAATCCGTCCGTCGGAGAAAAGCTTTGAATAACATTTTTATTAGGTGTTAAAGGATCTGCCATAAGACTTTGATATGAGATGCCATCAATCTTAACAGGTGAGAGTTTCTGGGATGCTCTCTGTGCTTTAATTAGATAGTTTTGATAGTATTCATACTGGTCGCTAGATGAAATTGATCTGGAGCCATCTACGATCCTCTGGATAAACCTTTTAAAAACCTTAGCAGGAACAGCTTGATGCCACGGAATATTCTCTTCAATTCCTGCTACTTTTAATGCGTCAACATATTGTTTTCCTGGAGACAGAACCAGCTCGCTTCCCATTAGCTCACTAACTGTGACAAAAGGATCATGCTCTGAGAATCCTACTGGGAAGCAACTTCCGGGCAAGGCCGCGGTCCACACTATCTCGCCGCTCTCTTTTGAAAGCATGTGCAAGTTTGTACCGAGGACTTTTTTACTGATGCAGACATCCATGCATGTATTATATTGTCAAGAATCAGGGTTTACACTTTATTTTGTGTCATCATCCTTGTTCTTGTCAATGTAATCGATTGCGTTCTTGAGAGTCTTGTATGTGCTTCTATACTTCCCGTCGGCAAGAAGGGACGACATATTCAAGCTTGTCGTAAACCTACCTGGCGAGATGTTGTGTGTGACACCCCTGGCGTAATACAGGTTATCAACGGACGTTCCTGTTTTAAAATCTATGAACATGTTAGTTCTGTATCGTAGGAGAGGACATCCCATAGTTGTCATGCTTAATGAGTTAGGCTTTGTAAAAATTGGTAAACCGTTTGAACCTAGGCCGCTAGCTGATCTTTCGGGATTTCTGCCAGCTTGCGACAAAACAACATTCACAAAATCTTTATTTTGATTAGTTCTGAATGATGCATCAATTATGGCTGACGCTTCGGTGCCGTACTCGATGAAGGGATACTCACCTGCAATTTTCTTTTTTATCGTCTCATAGGGAAGGTCGATGATAAAATCTTGAATATTTCCGTCAACACCTGCTTCTCTAACTACCTTCAAGCCTTTGGGATTTGATTTTATAAGCTCATCTATGAGCCGATTGAGAGTCTTAGCTCGAGCGTCTGGCTTAGACGCGGGTGCATCTTTATTTCTTCCTGCCATAGTATTTTTTATGGCTGCTAAAGTGTTGAGACCTTCCAAAGAAGCATTCAATAGATTCTCATATGGCTCTTGACGACCAGCTTGTGTGTCATAAACGTGTATTCTTAAAATCGTATCTTTTTCTGCAGATTTTCTAGACTCGTTAGCAGTTGGAATTCTTGGGATTGCTTCAAACTCCAAAGCAATTTTAGGAAACATAAAATCTGATGTCTTTTCATTGATAGTTTTGATCTTTTCTTTTTGCGCATCATTTAGCTTCTTTACGTTTGTCTCACCTTTGCCTACGGCTTCAACAACTGACTGTCGTTTTCCATTTACGATCTTTTGATAACCTTCATCAGAACTATCGATTAAATCATATTGAGGAGCTCCGACAAAATTAACAAAATTTGACATAATGAACTTAATAAGCGCCTCTACGGGTATGTCTGCAGTTCTGTGTGCCTGCATAAGATAGTTTACACCTTCTCTAAGGTCGTTTCTATCCATAAGAAACTCTGCAGTTGTTAAGTTACCTGCTGCGTTGAAAACTTGACTACTTGGACGTGATGAGAATGGATAGAAATAAAACTGTACCTCGGAATAGTTTCCAGTCTCAAGAAGAGGATTTCCTACTAACAATCCTAAAACCTTTCCAAGTGAAACATAAGGGACTTCATTAAATTCTATACTAAGGCGTTCTTCCTCTTCTCCTGACAGTGTGGTAGCTTTATAGACTTTTGTGAAACCCTTTTTGACTCCTAAATCAGGAGCTTTTGATAATGCTCCTCCTAAGAAAGGATCTGTTAATTGTGGATTGCTTGTTTCAAAATTATTAAATAGAAGCTTTACAACATCATTAGTTGCGTCTGCTAGCTTATCTCTTTGTCTTTGAAAATTAACCAGCTCTTCTTGAAGTTCTTTTGCGCTAGCGTTATAGTTTTCATTTTTCTTCTTAGACGCTTCCTCAAGTTTGTCAATAACCTTTTGCAATCCTTTTGGATTAAACGCCAATATTGACTTGCCTAGAGCAGAAACATCGACAAGATCAGGTGAGATCTCTTTGCCCACTCCTTTTCGGCCAGCAATTTTTAAAACAGTTTTTTCTATCTTAGAAAGAAGCCTAGACTCATTCTTAAAGTATTCATTATTGTCAATTGAAGTCAGTTCAGCATTTCGATCACCGAGATCTATTATTGATAAGTCAATCTCGACCTCTCCGTTTTGAGTAAATCTTAAGTCACTATTGTAAAGCTTCCATTTACTCTTTCTTCTAAGACTATTTAAAAAGTCTGCATAATCGTTCTTTCCAGAATCTGCATCGGGATGTATCCAGCCATACTCAATAAAAATATGATTTGACCCATAGTTGTCAGGCCTAATTAAAGCTGAAATCTCATGAAGACGAGAACGATCATGAAGAACGATAGAAAGATTTCCTGTTGCTTTCTGATAATAGCCACCTGCAACTGGTTGCAAATTCACAGTAAAGCTTTTAATAGACATAAAGGGCCTGAACTGGTCTAAGATTGGCTCAACCCGCGATCCTCCTGCACCATCGGTTGACGGAATTAAAGTCTGGGGTGTCGTGAACATCTCCATGCCGAAAGTAGAATTTCCTTGGTCGATAAAGCCAGTTTCTTTGAGATTAGAAGGCACGCTCTGCGCAAGGGTTGCATTTGCTGACTTGGCGTCTGGCTTGGATGCTCCTTCAAGAGACTTATACAGGCTAAGAGACAGTGCGCTTCCTTCTCGATCTAAAGCTTTTTCTCCTGTCTCAAAAACGACATCAAGAAAAGGCATGCACCTGGAGAATTCCAGAGTGGGAATACTATTCATGAAAATAGCGATCTCATCAATATTCGAAACGACAGGTGTATAGTTCCCATTGAGAACGTTTACAAAATGCATTTGTCTGCTTCTATCGTTACTCCAGTCAGACTCAGGTATAAATCTTTCAGGTAAGTGAGCAGGTCTTTTCTCTTTTCTAAATTTTATTCTTGGAATGGCGTCTCTAGTTATAAAAACATTGTTTGGATCAGCGACTTCAGGAACTTTGATCTGAGCTTGAAACTTTTCTGGATTTAATTTTTCGTCAAATCCGAAAACAAATTCAAAATCATTTTTTAAATCTCTTAAAAAGTCTTTGTCATTGCTTCCTAGCGAAGTCAGCGAATTTGCAATATCTCTCATAGATCTTGCGCCGTCGGTGTCATAAGTCAACAAATCTTGGACTTGCTTTAGCTTTGAAGTTCCGTCTTTCTCATCATTTGTTATAGCAACTCCAGGCTTAAGCTGAATCCCGCCGGACTGGCCTAGTATTCCGCCGTATCCTGTAGACGCCTTTATCTTCTTGGCAGCCTCTTTCATCTTTCGATGATTGGACCCGCCTATGACGCCTACTTTATTGCTCATCCTACCAGATCTCCGATCTGAGATAAATCAGTTGGTATGCTTAGCTCGGTTCCAGCAGGAACTTGAAGCCCCCACCCGATGTTGCTTGCCGCGGCGATTACCCACCACAACCTAGAATCACCATAAGCTTGACCTGCGACTGTGTCTAACCTTTGGCCTTCTGTCAGTATTCTTGTCTGGAGACTTATCTCACCTCGTCTTACAGCTTGCCTAATCGCATTTACTGCAGTTCCTGTTCCAAAAGCACGACCTGCCAGAATTGTACCATCTCTATTGTATCTACTAATTGCCATCGGTCTTCCTTTACAGCAAGTTTCTTAACAGGACATCAACAACTGCACCAGAATCAATCTGGTTTCTTTTTGCTGCGACTTCGACGGTGTCGCTAATGTAATTAGAATCTCCTGCGAATCGAAGTAACTCAGAAGCGCCCATGGGCCCTGCGTCTTGGAATGCTTCAACTATTTCTGCTGCGCCGCCGACTTGCCTTGTGCCTGCGATTCTGTTAGAAGGATCTCCGACTGGATAGTTCGCGGCTCGGTTGTAACCGGTGTGATCCAAGCCAGGTGCAATGTCGTGAACCGGAGCAAATCGCATCGTAATCTGAGCAGTTTTTGGCGCACGAGCATCTTTTTCAACTTCCCAATTTGTATTGCTGTCAATCCACGTGAAAGTCATAGATTCAATAAAGCCAGCGAGGCCCTTGCCACCTGCTTCTTCGAAAGATTTGACAACTGAGTTGTTTTGTGACTTTAAGAACTCATTCGTACTAAATGCGTACCTGCCGCCCATCGTCCCTGGCATGCCAACTATAAATCCTGCGGCAGCTGCAGAGATATCACCTGCGTTTACAACACCAACTGCCCCCTTAGCAACAAGCGTGGCTGCCCTCACAAGTGCAAGCCCCTCGGCAAAAACCTGTGTTTGTTGAGGTTCTATAATGCAATCAACCCCTCCAAACTCTCCTAATCCTGCAGCAGAAAGAAGATCAGGTGTCCCTTGCAAACTACCGACGTATTTAATTGTTCCATCAACGTTTTTTCTTTCTACGATTCGAGCATAGACATCTTTGAAGGGAAGTTCAAAATTTCCTTGTCCATCAGCGCGAGGTAGAGATCTAACAGCCGGATACGGTATTCGAACAATATCAAATGGAATTAAACCTCTTGTATCGTTTGAAATTGAACTTGGAATTAGTTTAGCATTTCTTACTATTCCACCCAAGACTGTAGGTAAGTCAATTACTGACTGATTGAAATCTTCGGTCCCAAAAGACACTACTACGTCATTTCGCCTCAGCAGAGTTTTAAGCTCAAGTTGAGTGAGTGGGACAGATAAGCCTGTACTTGGATTAAAGTCTGGTGTTCCTAATCCGAAAAGTCGTGATAAATTAAACTTGCTGTAATTGGATCTAATGACATCACCGATTCTCAACCTAATCATTGGCGAAGCGGACATAACCTGAGAAAAAGGCATGATAAACTGCGTGCTTCCGTCAGGACTCTGGACTTTTCTGCCCTTTGTGTATTGAGGATAAAGAAGGGTTGTGAGCTTATTAAGCTTAAACCACATCTCATCAAAGTCTTCTCGAGATGTTGCGACCAAATTAAAAGTAAAGCCAATTGATCTATCTGTGTTTTGATAGATTCTGATTGGATCTGCTCTACCTATTGAAGTTTGAGTTGAATATCTTGCACCATATTGATCTGTTAACGTTGACAAGAAAGCGTGAAAAGAAACTAGCTCATTTGTTCTCAAGTCCTGAAAGTAGAAAGGCACATATTCTGCATCAAGTCGTTTTTCATGTCGAGAAACCTGACGTTTGGAAAGCTTCTTGCCGATCTTTGATATCGTTCTAGATTCTAGACCTGCATGTGCAGATGATATCATTCCTGTTTGCCCTGTCATCGTGTTGGCAAACTCAATAGACGGGGGAAGCAAGAACATAGAAGGCGTTGATGCACCTCTCCACGCCAAGCGGGGATCATTGGGTGCACGTCGACTCTTAATAGAAGCAGCCACTGGAAGATCAGTGAAAAGCGGATTTGAAGAGTCAGTCCTAATCCGATCCATATCGTACGAACCTTTTTCAAATTTTAAAGATGCATCTCCGATCGAAGCAAAAACATTAATTGCGCCGATTAGCTTAGAATTTCTAAGCAGAGATAGCACACTGTGCACACCATCGCTTCCGCTTGGTGAAGATCCGGTATTTTGATCAATAGATCTCTGTAGTATATCTTGAGCACTTCTTGCAATAGCTCTAGAGAAAACGTAGTAATAACCAGGAGACTCCTTAATCTGGTTACCTAAGACGTTTGGATCATTCAAGGAGGAGCCAGGATCAATACCAAAGAAAACTTTGATGCCTCTATCTACTGCAACTTGAAAATCATTAGAAGTTCTGACCAAACCAAAATCTTGCCTTGCCTTCTGGGCGCTTAAACCTGAGGCTGTACTATTTTTATTGGAGAAACTTCCGAGTGTGTATGGCGCTCCTACAGGATCTGGGTCTGCATTGCTTGTACCCTGGAGGACACTTATCACGTCTTGATTTTGTGCAGTCAAAGCAACAGTAGCTGCAATTTGCGATAGAGCAAGTCTTACAAGATTTTCAGGGTCTAAACTATCAAAGAACAAATCCGGGCTGCTCATGTTTCCGAACGTCTCTTGAGCGCCTGACTCATTGAAAGCGCCTGCAGATCCCTTTCCAAAACTCGGAACCGCTTGTGAGTTTTTAGCTCTAAAATCATCGAAAGATTTTTTAACAAACTCTTCAGAAGAGATTTCAGTCAAGTTGGCATCAGGTATCTGTCCCGTGCTTTGAAGGGCATTAGCCATTAGGTCAACAGCCACTTGTGTCATCTTCTCAAGAGTTACTGCTGTTTTTGATCCATCGTAAGCGCCTAAATCTTCTTGAAAGACTGTGTATTCTTGTCTGTCTATTTCAGCACCATCTGAACCGTGAAAGACATCAGGCGCATTGTTCGCACCAAGCACCGAGAATCTGTTTTGAGATAGGACACTGTTTTGGATCCTGTTTGACACAGCGTCGTCTGTGCTTCTACCTTCTCCATACGTGGGTGTATCAAAGGCATTGATGCTTCTCTGGTGAGGTACATCTCTTTGCCCTTGAGTTTGCTCGTTTATTCTTGCATACGCGTCAGAAACAGTCAGCCCAGAATCAATTCTCTTTCCAGGTGAACCTTTGCCAAGCAGGTCACCTAGTTTCATTGCTGGGTTTTGCGTTGAGTTATCAGGGAAGTTTAATCTTCCTCTATCAGGTGCAAAAGCGTTCCTGGACTCTAAGTTTTGAGTATCGTCAGGAGAGTTCATGTTGAGACGTCGAGAATTGCTTAGAACTCTATTTCTTGCCCCTGCAATACTGACTGGTTGTACACCGTCTACAGTGGGTTGTGTCTCGTAAGGCAGATCATCCCCTTGCTCTTGGCTTGGGTCGGGCACAGAATTATAATCAAAGGTTGGAGGTGGGAACGGTCTATCTAGACCATCTCCTTCTTTATCGATCGGAACGATAACTTTCTTTATATCTTCATCAGCCATCTAATCTACCTATTTGTTTTCATCGCTTTTCTTTTGAATTTCGGACATTATCTTTTGCAGAAACGACGTGTAAGACTTTACTTGATTCTCAATCACCGCCCTCTGTTTTGGATCTTTTACATTACTTATCACAGACTTATAAAGATCATTGTTTTTTACAATATCAAAAGCTTTATTATCTTGATTTGCCATTTTATAATCCGCTATGGAGAGTTAAGGGTTGACGGGGCTAGACCTGGTGAAAGAGCGCGAAGCTGATCAATGTTCCCGCCAAGCGTAATACCGTTAGGAAGTTTAGTTTGTGCTAATCCTGTTCCTAATTCAACTTCATTTAACTCCAAAGACATAGGAATTGTAAGAGTAATTTCTTGCGGTGTTGCTTGTGCTTGTTGCTGAGTGTCAACTTCTCGTCTTTGTTGCGCTGCAGGTGAAACTATAGTTGCTTGAGCTGGAGGTTCGACTGCTGAAGCTTTTGGAACTATTGTGCCTTCTGACACAAAGTTTGCACCTTTTTTGACTGCATCTTCAGCGAGGTCAATCCCTTTGTTTAAGATGCCAAATATTGCATTATTAAGGCGTGCTTGAGTATTTCGAATAGCCTTGATCGCTTCTGTGCTTACTTCACCTGTTTGTGTCTCTATTCCGGAGAAAGCATCGTTTGCTAAATCTGGAATCTTGCTCAATCTTGAGAACGACTGCGCGATCTGATCTCTATTCTGCCTGCTCAGCACAGCATTTTGCACTGCGTTCGTAAACTGCTGCCCTATTCCTTCGAGCTGCCTTGTTGTGAGGACCGCAACTTCTTGAAGGTATTTTTCAGATGCCTCAGGAATCTTTAGACTAATTTGTTCAAAAGATCTTTCAAGAGCAGCTATGTCTAATCCGGCTGCGGCCTCACGGATTCCAGCACCTCTTTCTTGTGCTGCGCCACCGGGGGCGAGAGCCGGAAGCAAGGCAGAGGGATCAATACCGACGTTGGCTAACAAAGTTCTTGTTCGCCTATTCATTTGAGTGATATCTTGACCTGCTTCTAAGAAAGCATCCCTGATCATTGTTAAGCGCTCAGTTGGATCTTCTGTTTCAAATAGCTGGAACGCGTCGATATTGACACCTAGCGCTTGTGATAGCGTAGCGACAGAATCTGCTGCAGTATCAAAATCATCAAACTTTGTAGCAAGTCCTGTTAACTTATCTAGTTCAACACCCAGAGACATAGCCCTTGCTGCAATCTTACCAAGCTCAGCAGTGCTTACGTTTCCAAATGTTTGGAAGTCAGCTCGCATTGCCGCAAGGTTAGCACCAAGCTGTTTTCGATCTAATCCTGTTGCATCAGCCAAAGCCTTTGCAGTTCTCTCAACCTTCATCAGCTCTCTTGGGACAGATGTCCCAAAGCCGGTGGCTCTTTTACCGAGCGCTGCAAGATCTTCAGAACTGAGATTTAAAGCATTTTTAAATGTTGCAAGCTGCCTGAGTGAAAGCTTATTTACTTCTTCGCCCATAATAAAAAGAACAGGCAAAAGACTTTTCAGAGACTCAGCAAAATCTTTTCTTACTTCCTTTGTTCCCTCTAGGCCGCCCTTAAAAAATCTAAGGGAGTTGGTATTGACATCTAAGCTTCTTCCGAGCTTATCAGCCATTGCAGCAGTTTCATCAGCAGATCTTGCGAGATCACCTATAAGAGATCGTGATGCTCCATCAACCATTCTTTTGGTTTCACCAAAGAGCGTGCCAAATTCCTCTTGAGTAGCCTGCAGCGTAGGAAGGACACCCTTGTCATACATTGCCTGAAAGGCATCTGCAAAACCTGAAGCTGCTCCTATGCCAAGAGACTTAAAAACTTCATTAAAATTAGACCCTTTAAAAGCCACTTTATCTAATTCGCTGCCTATCTTGACTAAGCCGCCTGCTAAGCCTCCGGCTATAGCAGCTTTTGCTGCAGTTTCGAGAGCGCTTGTCATGTCATTAGTAGACATCGCAGCGGAAGCAGCTGATTTTCCGTAACTCTTAGCTGCGTCACCTGCTTGCTTAATTATAGCCTTAGCAGTGTTGACCCTTTGTTGTTGGGCAGTTGATAGACCGCCAGTTCCTTCTGCTTCGATCTGAGAAACGAGATCTCTTAGTTTTCTTAATCTTTCTGTTGTGACAGCAATGGCATCAGAAGCACCTTGCCCTGATAGTTCTTCTAACTTTTCAATAAGATTATTAAGATCTGCCAT